CTGCACCACCTAGTTTTGAAATAGGAACTTGATGGGCAATTAAAATATCATCACGGTTTTGTTTACGATACTCTTTAAATGAGCCATCCTGGATACCATTTTCAATTGGCTCCATCTTAAATTCAACCTTATTTCCTTCTGTGTCTCCAGGAAGCGGTATATAAAGAGTTCTGTGTGATTGAGCCTTAAGCCCAGTCTGTAAAAATCTAAACATTTTATCTTCAGCATCACCTGAAAGTTTTGCACCCTTTAGGGTTACAACATATCTTGGAACAGCCTTGTTTTCAAAGTAGTCAATATTATACTGAGAGGCAAGTTGGTCTCCGATAAGAGATGGCATTGCTGCAATAATGTCTGGAATACCATAAAATGTATTTAAAGGTGAGTACTCTTTTAAATGAATGATCTCGTTAGGGCGTGGATCTGTACCCATAGGGTTTGCATTTTTTGCTCCAAAGTTTCTGAAGTAAACCACCTTTTGACCAATAATCTGCACAAACCCATCACGTAAGCGTCGTATGCGGACAGTGGTTGCTGGAATATGGCCAACATAACCAATCTCTCCAGCAGTTGTTCTTCCTACTTCAATAAATCCATTACCTGTTGCTTGAAGGTCTGTGTAAACCTTCTCCATTGTTTTTGTAAAACTGTCATCATCATTTAAATTTTCTAGCCAATCACGTAATTGGATCTTGGCTCTTTCAATACGACTACGAGCACGGGCTACAGCATCTGCATCGTCGTTCATTTCAAACCTTAATAGCGTTCTATCTGAAATATCAAAACGATATCCAAGACCTACAATGTTTTCTACCTTGGCGTCAATAGCAGCATGGTTAGCAAATGATGTGTCATAGAAGTTGGCTAATTCGTACATGTTATATGGAGGAGTGATTACGTCAAATAGTCCGTAACCATTTCTATATACCGTGCCTGGATTAATTTGTTTAGATCCCGCATTTACTCCAGATGGGGTTGCGTTTGCTGCGTCTAAGTATGCCTCATTAAATTCTGGTGCAGCGTATTTTGTTAAATTACGAGTTGTTCTACGACGAAAGTTTTGATCAAGCCCAACATAATCTTTTAAAACATCCCAAGTTTTGTTAAATGGGTCATGTGATTTAAAAATGTTGTCTTCTTTTTCTTCTGTATTAAGACTTGCACGGATATACTCTTGGTCACTCATCCATTGCCCCTCTTCCATGTTTCTCTAATGTCTGTTGTGCTGCATGCCAAGCACCTAAGTCATTCATTGAAGGAATTAAACCCTCTTTTAATCTTGCTTTTTGTTCGGAATACTCTTCTTCACTAACCTGAGTTAGCCCTGGCACAAATACTGCTGTACCAAGTCCATCATCTCCGTGATGTATTGCAACCTTTTTTAACTCTGCAATTTTTGTAATGTCTCCACGGTCTGAAGGTATATTTAAAACTGAGCCTTCTTCGTCTGTAAACCATTTACCAGCGGATGTCTTATATACGTAAAGACCCCAGTCATAGTGCTTGTCTATTACCTGACGACGAACATTTTTAACATAAGGCTTACCAGTTTTTGGATTAATTAAGGATTCCATAACCATAAGTATATCAGACTATACTGGTGTAGAGACGTTGGTTGACCACTCTGTACCTGCATATATATTTAATTTTTCAGGTTGATAGACCAATCCCTCTCCGTCATCAACAATTATTTTATTTGTGCCTATATATGTCTTATAAATATCTGAGGGGTTAATTCCATAAAACTCTGATGATCCTATTACTAACATGCCATCCCAGGTAAAGTTACTGGACCAAAATTGCCAATCGTTTGTTGTAATACCCTCTGTTAACACCTGGAACCAAGTTCTTAGCGTTCTGCTTTCAACCTCTTGTAGGCTGTTTGCTTGATAATATGCAATGTTATTAAATAATATTGGTCCCGTCAAATTTATGCTTCCAAGATATGAATTATAAACAAGAGAGGCTAAAAATGCTATTCCTATTGAAGACCACTCTTTAAGAGATAGGACTGGCTCTCTTACCAAACTACCATTTAAGTAAAATCCAACACCGTTGTAGGGGACGCCGTTTTGATTTAAAACAAATATTCTACCCCTGTCTAGGTCAGCGCTGTTTGCCTGTAGATAAAACTTAAGGGTTCCGCCTTTATGGTTAATTTCAAAAATCTCTGTTGCGGTTGTTGGAAATGCGTCCTGATCATACCTTAACCACAACTGCATAGCGCTTACTTTGTAGTCTGTTGCCAACTCTTTGTTAATTGGAAGATTTAATCCACGATTTTCTAGAATATTTATTTCACCACGGACCTCAATTCCAGATGTTTTTGTTAAATATAAATATGGAGTACTTTCTTTATATATGCTAAAAGGATTTTTAGATTTGTAGTCAAAATAAATTCCGTTCTTTTTATATGGGAACAAGTCTACTCCAAATCTTGTTCCTATTGGATTAAAAGAGTTATCATTAAATGCTTGAGAAGCCAACTGCAACTTGTTTAATAAGATTGGCTTAGTTAAAACTCCACGACTGTTAAACTCAAGGCTATAGACGATTGCAAACTTATTAAAGTCTATGGTTTTAATTGGATAAATTAATGTATTGTTTAAAATTTCAAACCTTGTTGTTTCCCAGTTTTCGTAGTTATTTAAGTCAAGGACTTTGTGTTCGTTTGGTGGCTCCTCATTAGCAAAAGAAATAGGACTATTAGCGCCATCTGCAACATACTGAAAGGTTACATAACTTTTTATTTGTGCACCATTTGTATTGTAATACGAAGCAGATGTACCTGACTCTTGCTGTAAACTTGTTGTTGTTGGATATCCTAAATTAAATTGTAAAAAATCTATTTCATAAAATTCTTCATCATTGCTATTTTTTACAAATTGAGCAAAGTAAGAAAGTGGTAGGTAATCTTGCCAGTATCCTGCAACGCCTATGTCTAAGAAATACTTTTCATATGCTTCTGAAGGAAGGATTGTATAACTGGCTGTGTGATCAATTAACTGCTGTCCTTTGTCTAATTCAATAAAACCATTTGTGTCAATATAATCTGTTATTTTTGTAGAATTTAAAGTTGTGCCTAATCCAACAGAATAAAGTCTTCCTGTAAAGGTGTAATCTCCAGAGTTATCTCCACACACATACATTTTTAAGGAACTCTGATTTCCAAAAAAAGAACTCATGTTACTACCAAATTTTTCTGATAATGTTTTTATATTAAATCCAACTGCAAAAAGACTGTTGGAAGTTATTGCGGTAGAGGTAAATAGTAGTTGCGTAGTTCCGTTATAAGTTAAGGAATATTTAATTAAATTTCCGTCTTTAAGAATTGTAAAATAATTATTGTTTAATGGGTTATATATTTTAAACAATATCTCATCTGATGCTAAGTTGTTAGAACTAAATACTCCGTAACAACTTTCAACTTCGCTTGACAATAGGTTAAATCTTGAAAAATTAATATATGACTCAACAGAGTTCCAAGTATTATTAGGCCTAAAAGACAAAAACTTATCGCTAATAACAGGACCAGACTCGTTATCTTGTATGTCTTTATTTGCATCATATAGTTCTTGTAATGTTTTAGTGCCTAGAAATATTTCTGGTAAAGCATAATCAGGCGTTCTTAAGTTTGTTTGGCTAGTTGCCAAGTTGTCAAAACTTCCTTGATCCCAACCAGCAAAATCTGGATAATTATAATTAGCAGTGTAATTTGCAAATGGATAATCTATAAAGGCAGTTGTTCCTCCATAAGATGAGTTTATTCCTTCTGCAGAAACAACCCCTTGTCCATAAACCCACCTGCGTTTTGCGACTGTAACTGGAACCTGATAAGAATATATAGCAACGCAGTCAATTTCAAAAGGATACACGGTATTGCTTGCATAAAATCCTACCCAGTCTTGATTGTCTCCGCTATTGTCAAGTTCTTCTGGAAGAGTTAGATTGGCGGTATCTAAAGATAATGATAAAACCTCTTCACCATTAACTAATAAAGATGCAGAATCTTTAATTAAACGAATATGGATAAGCATCGGTCTAAACCATTCACCAACGAAGTGTGATGAAAACTGATCGCCAATAACTAATGTTAAAAATCCGTCTTCAACATACAAGCCATCTTCAGACGATATTGGTCCAAATATTTTAAATGGTGTAGATGTGTTTACTGCTATTCTTGCCCAGAACTCAATTGTGTAGTCGTTATACTGGCCCTTTTTATTTAAAAATCCTTTACCTGGAAGAATTAAAGATGCGTCAGTATTTGGTTCTAATCTTGTTACTCCGCTTGCACCGTAAACTAAAGGAATGCCAGCATTTTTACACTTTAAACCACCTTCAGTAATATAGTATCCAGAGTCTTCTGCAACTCCATATGCTTGTGCCTCTACTGCATCATATCCGCCATAGATGCTTACTGTTGCTGGCACAGTGGTCTCTGTTATTCCATTTAAAGAGTATGTATTAAATTCTTCATTCCATTGTCCAAAAGTAATGCCATTTATATAAAACTCATTCTCTGCTGATGTTCCTGAACCTTCAAAAATTTTAATTTTAACAACAATTCGTAATTGTGCAGAAACATTTGGAATTTCAAAAGTTTCAGAAATAAATCCCCATTTTTGATAAAGTGTGCTAGTAAATGTTTTTAAATTTTGAACTATGGTTGATGTGGCTGGATCTGTATATTCATAACCTATAGAAACACTTTGCAAATAAACGCTATTTGAGTAAAAGTATGATCCAACAGTAAATGTTCCAAGATCTGCAAGAGTGTTAATATTAAGTATGTTGGGGCTAATCACTGATGATTCAAGTGTTTCTGTTGATGGAACGTTAACTCTAATTCTTGACAAACTACTATCTAAAAATGGTTCATCTAAATCTTCTGCCGATGCTGCTACTACGCAGTTTGTTTTTGCCCACAAGGTTGTAAGATTGCGTTGCGCTTCAGTAATTAAACTTTTATAGTCAAGGGTGTCGTCTAATGCCCACAAAACTAGTGGATGCTCAGAATATACTTTTTCTGCATATAAATTTGATGGGGTAGACATATTTCTCCTATCCCCTTATTATAGCAGGATGAAGACTAATATAGTTTGATTTCGCAAGCGTCTGTTGAGCAATACTTTTCAGACTCTGCATCAAGATTATCCTTGCCATCATAAATAGCAGACCAATCAATTTTACCAATTTTACCAACATAAGAGTTATACTCTTCTCTTGTAATGTTTGTATATGGTTGCTGTGGATAAGTTTTATTACCCATAGGTAAAAATGAAACTGCCTTTAATTGACCTTCATGCATGTGTAATGCTGGAGCAATGTGCTTGGTCTCAGACTCCTTGTCAAATGACAAAGTTACGGATACTCCATTATCAGACCAATACTTTTGAGCGGTAGCAGCCAAACCAATTTTTTCAAAAAGACTTACATCTTTTTCAGATCTTGGATGTCCAGATGCTACTGGGAAATATACTACTGATGTGTTTGCTGATACTACATCATCTTCAATTTTATACCCTGCTGCTTTAAATAAATGTACCATTGGATCTGTATTTCCAAACCTAATAGCACGAAGATAGAATGCTCCTCCAGGACCCCAATGCACTCCAGGAGTTGCACCAGAAAGCAAAGATACAGAGCCAGAAGGTTTGACGGTAGTCACACGAATTGATTCACGTACGCATAGCCATTCTGAATATGTATGATCGTATGAACGAATTTTTTTATAACCTTCGTCCATCCACTCACGAATTACTGGCATACCTTTTGTATCTGCAAATGATGCAATACCAGTTAGTGATGTTCCAATACGACGATTACGTTGCATAATTCCATTTGTAGTTTGCCAATGTGTTGGCATAAGCGTAACAGTCTTGCCGTATAAGTAAGCAAACTTTAATGTACGTAAAAAGTCTTCTTTATTTTCATGACGATTTAAATGAACTTCTACAAGTGTGCATAATTCATAACTTTCCAATGGTTGTTCAGCGCATGGGTTGAACCCCATAACACGAGAATCTTTATAATCTGGAGCGTCCGCTAATCTTCCATAATCTCTAGCAACATCTAGCCAAATAAATCCTGGCTCTCCATTGTCTGCAATTAAGTCAACATAGTCTTCATACTTTGTTCCAACTTCTGCAGAAATAGAATTATTAGACATCCAAGCCCATCCTGGATTTTCTGAATCAAATGAGTTTCTATCTGGAAAAACCTCTGCATTTTTTAAATTAATAAAATCTTTATCTTCAGCATTTCCTAAAGCCAAGGTAGCGGAACGACGAACATTACCAGAAACAACACATGTACCAATAAGGTTTACAATGTCTACTATTGCACGAGAATCAAGTGTTTCTCCTACTCTCCCGCCAATTACCCTGTCTATCTTACTGTGTAGTGCAATGAGTGGTTCTGGACCGCTAGCAACCCCACCAAAGCCTTTTATGGGTGCTCCTAGTGGACGGATAAGGTCGTAGTTAAACTTCTGTATAGCCTGATTAGGTCGTAGGTATGAATTTAAAAGCATTCTTACTGAGTCAACCCAACCCTCACGAGTATCTGGTATCTCCCATACATTTTCTGGCTCTGTTGGAGCATAGATAGGCATTTCTTTGTCTTGACCGACGGTATCAAACCCTACACCAATGCCCAACATTAAAGCATCCATAACCCAAGCAAATAATGCTCCAGGATCATTACGATCAATATCACGAGTAGAAACCATTGCACAGTTTTGAAGGGAAGCAGAGTTACGCTTTTCCATAGTCATTGGTGTACCAAATGCCCAAAGGCCACGACCTGGTGGTGTCCACTTTAATTCAAACATTCTTTGAAAGGCTTCTTGAGCAGATTTTTGAGCCTTATTATCATTCCATGGAAGTCTATTGTCTTTAGCGTGATTCTTTTGTACTGAATACATTCCTTCAATTACCCGCTTACAAACCTCATGCCATCTTTCTTTTGTTCCGTCTTCTTTCATACGAGAATAAGTGCGTATAAAAGTAATTTCACCCAAAGAGTTTGATCCAGCATCTGAAAAGCCAAATGGGGCTGGTACCTCAGTATATTTATTTACAAACTCATCTGACAAGCGAAAAGAAAAGGTATCTGACATTTATGTTCCAACTTTCTATAAATATTATAAGTACTTTGTAGAATCCAAAGTAGTGTTAAGTATATCATAGAATTAAAAAGAAAAACACGCTTGTTTAAGGCGTGTTAATCTCTAGTTAAGAGTTAGTGCTTTGTATTTTATAAAGTACTATGCACCAATCAACATTAATTCGCTAAATGCTGCACCTTGTGATGGTGTTGACCATGATAGGGTTGCAGATCCATCTGTTGACAAAACTTGATTAGCAGTTCCGTCTGCTGATGGAAGTGTCCAAACCTTGTTTGTAGTAACAGTACCTGGAGCCTTAAAACCAACGTAGTGTGTTGAGTCTGTATCTGCAAGTCTTAGTTCTGCTGTAGCATTAAGTGTAAGTGCTGTTGTTGCTACTGCACTTGCTAGTGTTTTGTTTGATAGTGTAGATGTGCTTGTTAAAGATACTAAATCATGATCTGTAACAGCAGTATTAAATTCAGCAAAAGTACCTGTAATAGTATTTGTTGTCATACTAATAGACTTATTTGTAAGTGTTTCAGTACCTGCTAAAGATGCAAGATCAGCATCACTAACTGCAGTGTTTAATTGAGCCAGAGTTGAAGTAATTGTGTTTGATCCAAGAGATATTGACTTATTTGTAAGCGTATCTGTGGTTGCACGTCCTACTAATGTATCTGTACTTGTTGGTAAAGTTAGAGTTCCAGTATTAGAAATACTAGAAATAACTGGAGTTGTTAAAGTTTTATTGGTAAGGGTTTCAGAAACATCTTTAAGAGCGGTTCCATTTATAGAGTATGACTTACCAGAAGCAAGGTTGATGTGCTCTGAAGATGTCCATGAATCTGTAGCGTCTACCCAGTTAAATGTCTTATCTGTTGCGCCTTTTAATGTTATACCGCCACCGTCTGCTGTTACGTCTGAAGGTGTAGCAACATCTCCAAGGACAATGTTCTTGTCATCTACTGTAAGGGTAGTTGAGTTAATTGTTGTAGTTGTACCGTTAATTGTTAAGTCACCAGAAAGTGTTAATGATGTACCAGTTGCAGCACCAATGTTTGGCGTTACTAATGTTGGTGATGTTGCAAATACTAAAGCGCCAGATCCTGTTTCACCAGTAACTGCTGCTGCTAAGTTTGAAGAAGAAGGTGTTGCTAAGAAAGTTGCAACTCCTGTTCCAAGTCCATCTACGCCAGTTGCTATTGGTAGCCCTGTTGCATTTGTAAGAACACCAGAAGCAGGTGTACCAAGTGCAGGTGTAGTTAGGGTTGGTGATGTTAAAGTTTTATTTGTTAAGGTTTCTGTTCCTGCAAGTGAGGCTACATCAGCATCGCTAATTGCTGTGTTTAATTGAGCAAGTGTTGATGTAACTGTATTTGAACCAAGGGAGATTGACTTGTTTGTAAGTGTTTCTGTTTTTGACTCTGTTGACTTAGCGTCCAACTGTGTCTGGATTGCTGAAGTTACACCATTAAGGTATCCAATTTCAGTATCTGAAACATCTGCAACACGAGCCTGAATTGCTGTAGTGTCTACTGCAATAGTTAGAGTGTTTGCTCCATCATTATAGGTCTTTGTGATACCAGTGCCTGCAGTTAATGCATCATTAATAGCATCTTGTGAAAGTTCTGCAATATCAGTTGTTAGGGCTACTGTACCTGAATTATTTGGAAGAGTAATTGTACGATCAGCGGTTGGGTCTGTTACCTGAAGAATTGTTTCGTATGAATCTGCGGTAGCACCTTCAAAAGTAATACTTGTACCGAAAGCGGGGTTAACAGTAGAGTCAACGTCTGCAAAGTAATCTAGGCTTGCCCAGTTATTTACGCCGTCACCGATTTTAAATTTATTTGTGTCTGATTCCCAGCCTATTTCACCAGCATTTAATACTGGTCCTGCTCCTGCATTTGTAGAAATCCACTGCGCTGCAGTTCCTCTGCGCTGTTGCATTCTGGTTGCCATTTATTACTCCTTATACTTAGTTATATTATAACAGATAATTAGTTAAAGTTATCTGTTGCTATCCCGCCGTTGTACGTTGCTTCAAAACTTGCAGTGTTATAAAGTCCACCACTTACAAGAACTCCAGGTTCATAATAGAACCCAGCATCAATAAATCTACTTACAACTAAACCAGTTCCATCAATTGCTGTGTCATGAATATGATCTGGTAATATTTCAGAATCTTCAAGTGTAGCAATTGCAATCCATTGACTACCATAGTATACGTGAATACGTTCTGTTACCGAGTCAAACCATAAATCTCCATTTTCTGGAGAAACTGGTTGTGTATCACTAACTGGAATCTGTGGTGAGCCTATTGCAGTATCTACATAAAGTTTTGTTGCTGCATGTGCATTTTGAGTAGGAGTGGCAACTGTGACTGTTGATCCAAAAGTTCCGCCATCGGCTACAATAATGCCGTGCTTTACCCTGAAGTCTTTATTTACTGTTGCCACTTCTAACCTCTATTCTAGTTATGCTTCAATATAAATCTTGTGTACTTTAACATCGGTATCTGCTGCTGCACCAGTTACCTGAAGAAGAACGTTTCCACCACTGTAAACAGCGTTAGTTGTTCCTAGTTCAGCGTTGCTGATTACATCTGCATACTCTGTTAAGTAAACGTTATTTGATCCATCAACTGTAACAAGTAATTCAATTACTTCAATATCATTACCTTTTTTCATTTGTACGATATATTTAGCACTTGAGTATGTTGTTGCTGACCATGTATCAATTGTTGTTGCTGAAGTTGAAGCGGTAGCAAGAGCAGAACCAAGAAGAACATCTGGAAGAGCAATACTTGTCGCTGCTGCTGCACCAAGAGTTGGTGTAACAAAAGTTGGGCTAGTAGTAAATGCTACTGTTCCAGAACCTGCTTCATCAGTTAATGCTGCTGCAAGGTTTGAAGAAGATGGAGTTGCAAGGAATGTTGCTACGCCAGTTCCAAGACCTGAGATACCAGTTGCTACTGGAAGACCAGTTGCATTTGTAAGTGTTAATGCACTTGGTGTTCCAAGGTTTGGAGTTGTTAGTGTTGGTGATGTAAGTGTTTTGTTTGTTAATGTTTGAGCGGTAGAAAGATCTGCTGTAATAGTTGTATTAATGCTAAATGAATTACCAGTTAGTGTTAAACCATTACCTGCAACAAATGTTCCTGCTCCTGAGAATTGAGCCCAAGTATTGCCACCATTTTCAACGACAGTTGAAAGACAAACAAACCCTTTTCCACCGTTTGTTTCTCCAGCCTCTACGAAAACAAATGATCCACCAGTTAAATCAACACCAATGTTATTAGCATCGCTTGTACGAGTTAACACTATTGCTGCGGCTGGACCTCTTGATCCATCAGAGCCAGTAACAGTTGTTTGATAAATACCATTTTGTGTTACATCGGTTTGATTTTTTACAAGAAATCTTGTTCCTGGACCGCCGCTTTGGTTATCTATATAGTATAGACCAGTAGCATTTCCTGTAAAAGTACCACTACCACTATCATAAGTTACACCAGTTAATTCTGCTGTTGTTGCTGCCCAAACAGAAGCCTTAATATCAAGACCTTGAGCAACGCCGTCTACATAGTTTTTAGTTGCTGCATCTTGTGAAGATGTTGGATCTCCAAGACCTGTAATCTTGTTTGTACCCATTGCAATTGCGCCAGACATTGTTCCGCCAGCAGTTGCTAATTTTTCGCTAAGTGATGTTGTAAGTCCTGAGATCTTTGATTGATCAATTGCTGCTGCAGAGTTAATGTCTGCGTTTACAATTGTATCGTTAGCAATCTTTGCTGAAGTTATTGCAGAATCTGCAACCTTTGCTGTTGTTACAGAATCTGAAGCAAGTTTTCCTTCTGTTACGTTAGCATCTGCAATCTTTGCTGTTGTTACTGCGCTATCTGCAAGTTTACCAGTGGTTACGTTTAGGTCTGCAATTTTTGCTGTAGTTACTGCACTTGCAGCAATCTCTGCTGTGTCTACTGCTGAATCTGCAATCTTAGCATTTGTTACTGAGTTTGCAGCAAGTTTTGCATCTGTTACGTTAGCATCAAGAATCTTTACAGTTGTAACTGAATCTGCAGCCAATTTTGCTGCTGTTACGTTTGAGTCTGTAATCTTTGCTGTTGTTACTGAGTCTGCAGCAAGTTTAGCGTTAGTTACGTTAGCGTCAACAATCTTTGCTGTCTCTACAGAATCTGAAGCAAGTTTTGCTGCTGTTACGTTAGCGTTTAAAATCTTTACGGTAGTTACTGAATCTGAAGCAAGCATTGTTGCTGTAACTGTACCAGTATCACCAGATGTAACTACGGTACCTGTTACGTTAGGAAGTGTAATTGTACGATCTGCTGTTGGGTCTGCAACTGTAAGAGTTGTCTCGTAGGCATCTGCTGTTGCGCCTTCAAAGGTAATTGATGTATCAAATACACCAACTGCTGCAGGGTTTGACCATTGAACGCCATATGTTGCTCCTGACGCTGCTGTAAGTACTTGTCCATCTGATCCAATGCCAAGACGTGCTACTGCATCGTCTGCACTGCCTACTAATAAATCACCCTTAGCATCTATTGTGCCTGCTGTGATTACGTTCTTTCCATTAACGGTCGCAGTTGATCCCTCAACTATCAGTCCCGATTTTACTCTAAAATCTTTTGTTACGGTTGCCATCTTTTATCTCCTTAGTTAGGCCTTTAATCCCATACGCATGTAGCGTAGAGTTATAGGTGTACTTCCCCCCACAGGGACAACAGTCAGTGAAACTGTGTCTCCAGCCTTTGAAACAGAGATGGTGCCAATATTCCCATCATTTTCAATAGTGCCATATTGACTAACAGATACATCTGATCCATCATTCAATATTGTTAATTCTGTAACAGCGTACTTATTTGCACCGCCTGCTACATGCTTGAGTGAGATCATATATTTCATTGATCGCCATTCACTTGCGGTAAAACTATCAAACACTGTTGAGTTTTCAATTCCATTAATTGTTAACTCGTTATTGCCGTCTGATCCTAAGTCGGTAGACCTAGCAGAAGTACTATCAATTAAATCTACATAGTTTTCCTGAGTTGGTCTATCGCCTGTTTGAAACAGGGCCTTTACGTTGGTGGTTGATATCTTTGCCATGAGGATATTATATCATTATGTTAAAGAATATAATTAGAGAAACCAATTATCTGAATACCAATTCCAGGAGGGTTTGCTGGATTATATCCCTCAATCCCGATGTTTGTAAGTGTAAGCCTAAAAGGCAAAACCGATGTTGGTGTAATAACTTTTGCATAGTCTACTTTTTGAAAATTTGACGGTATTGGTTTTAAATCAGAAACTGCGACGGTATTGGTTAATGTAGCAATAGCAAGAACTGCACCTAAAGCAACATTAGAGGCTGTTGAATTAAATGGCTTTATATTAGAGAGGGTTTTTGTTGGTTTTATATCTTGAATGGAAATGGGGTTTGATATATTGCTGATTGTTGTGATAGCCATATATTAACTCTGATCTGTAACTTCACCTATCATAATCATTTCACCTTGACATACCGTCCAAACACGAGTAGCGTCAGATAACTGAACATCAAATACGTCGCCAGTTCTTAGTTGCTTAGATTGTGCTGGGGATATGGTTACTGTGAATTCTCCTGGATCATCAAACTCTGTTGCATATGGAGTTACGCTAAATATTAAGTCGGTTCCAATATTATCTGAGTACCGTCTAAAATCTGCTTTTATATCCCAACCAGTAATATCTCCGCTTTCATCATTTGTATAATCTAATTCATTTCCAAGATCATCTTCTACATAAATTCTAAAAGAAGCACTGTCTCCGATAACAACTGTCCAGTTAACTAGTGGCGGAATATTTCCAAGATTATATGTTGCTGGAGCCGTTGGTTGAGGCGAAATTGCAGATTCATCGGGGTTTCTATATTGTGCCATAGTTATATCATTATACCATTAACTAATGTAATATTTAAAAGATTTTTATATTTATTGCTTTAACTTGACCAAAGAGCCAAATTAGTGTTATAATTAATACATGCTACCAGTAGGTAGCATTTGTTCTCTAGGAGGTATTCTACAATGAGAGAAGCAAATGTTTGGCTAGGGGTATTAACGTTGGTTATTTGCAGTACCGTCTTTTCGGCTTCAGCAAATGCAACAAATGAAAATAACTTACTAATTAAACAGTCCGTGAAATCTGCCACCCAACAGGTGGCTTTTTTGGTTTCTAAAGATAAAAAATTAGAAAAGTATGAAAATGCTCATAATTTGACTGATGGGCAGTTAGTTGATATGTTGCGTCAGGTTGGGTTTGAAGGAAGGGCTTTAAGGTCTGCTTGTGCTATTGCAAAGGCAGAGTCTAATGGTCGTCCTCTTGCCTTTAACGGCAATGTAAAAACTGGAGATAGTTCTTATGGTGTATTTCAAATAAATATGCTTGGGGAACTAGGTTCAGATCGTAGAGAAAAATTTGAACTGGATTCAAACGCTGAGTTGTTAAACCCAGTAGTGAATGCAGAGATTGCTCTCCACATGACTAAGGGTGGAAAAGACTGGTCTGCTTGGAGTTCCGTAAATGGAACACGGTATAAAGAGTGGTATAACAAGTATCCATGTAAATAACAATTAAATAAAAAATCCCCCTTGGCTTTATGCCTTGGGGGTATTTTTTTATTTATTTTTTAATTTAGTCTTCAACCCAACTCTGAGTTGGATTATCCCAAACATATCTTTTTCCATCTTCTGGATATGGAATTGGTGGAACCAAATTACCTAATTCCTCATCCATTACCCAACCTTCAAATGCATTTGCTGGCCTTGGAAGATCTTCAACCCAGTTATTTAGACCAAAATCCCAAGCGTACAACTTTCCATCTTGTGGATATGCAATTGGCGGAACTATATGACCAAGTTCTTCATCCATTACCCAATTGTCATACAGAGGTTCTTCTGGTGGACGTTTAAACTCTCCATATGGTCGCTCAAAAGAATCTGTTTCGCTATTATGGATATCACCATACTGTGTAGTTGCATTTCCATCTTCTCCAGTTACATTTTTAATAATTGGATGATTTAAAAGTATTGCAGCCAGTCTTTCATCTGTATGTAGTACATCAACAACTGTGTTGTCTAATATCAAAGCAATTTTAATTGGTGGCATATCATCTCCACCTTGGGCAGTTGGGGAAACACCATCTCTACTGAAGGTTTCTGTTTCAGGATCATAAACATCCTCAAGCCAAGCCATTTGACTGCCATCTACGGCAGTTACATCTTTAATTAATGGATTGCTTGTAAAAATTGCCCCTAATCGCTCATCAGTATGCATTACATCAGCAACAAAACCCTCAATTATAAAAGCAATTTTTACTGGTGGAAGTGCAACTTGCTGTTCATTATTTTCTTCTGACATCATATCTCCTTAGTTATATCTATTGTAACCTTACCCCATTTGCCCAGTGGGCATTCTGCGTTAGGCAATTTTGTTTTAAGTGTCATAAAACAGCCACACTCTTTGCAATTTTTGGTAGCCTTAATAAGTCTATCACATCCATTACAAATAGACATGCGTTCTTCTGCAACAATTGTTTGTACACGACCAATGTTTTTATTAAATAAATCCCATGGTCTTGCTGTCCTGTTGTCTTCATTTTCCATTTTTCCCCCATTTTATCAGGTAGTTACCGTTACGCTAAAGTTATCAACGTTTGATCCCTGGTTGGTTCCACCATCTCCCTTAAAGATTCCCATATATCTTGATTTTGTAGCACCAGTATCGGTATATGATCCAGATGCTCTAGTTGATCCACCCTTGTTGGCATTTTCATATACCAAGTAAGAAATAGCGTCTCCAGAGGTTGTAATACATATTGAACCAGCACTAGAGTATGCGGAAGTGTTTGAATTGTATTGTGAGTTTACAAGGGCACTACCATTTTTAAGTAATTTAAAGTTTGAAATATAGTTTGTAAAGTTTGTGGTTACGTTTGCGGTACATGCATAATAAAATCCCCAACTTCCGCTACAGCCACAGTTTCCACGGCTTGAAACTTGGCAATAAAAACCATAGTGAGAATCGCATGCGCCAGAGTTATTTGAATAGCCAAGGTTGTAGCCATCGCAGCAATGCTGTCTTCCGTGATATTGCTGATAGGTGTGTTGACCACCACAGCAAGTTGCACAGTATCCGCCACCCTGAGTACAACCTCCAGAACAGGTTGTGTTGCTGCCCGAAGTTGTTGAATGGAAAACTGTTGCAGCATACCAAGAATTGGCATCTGATACCCAAAAAGCAACACCTACACCACCAGTTCCTAAAGTATCTACTTGCAGATTAGTAATTGTAGTTCCTTTAGTATAGACTCTTGAAATACTGTTATCACTTGGTGTGTTAGCAGAAGTTGCTTGTGTACCATCTGCTGTCCAAGTACCACGAACATTGTCCCAAGTGCTTCCATTGCCAGATGCTGTGCCTAAATTAACAGCATTTGTTCTATTAAAATTATCTGTTTCGTTTAATGGATAGTTAGGAACTGTTACGCTTGTGCTTGGAGCACTTGCTGGTCCTGTTGCTGTTGCATTAGTTCCAGCAATTGTAAATGTATAGGATGTGTCATCTGAAAGACCACTAACTGTAATTGGGGAAGATGCTCCTGATCCAGTAAGTGCTCCTGGACTTGATGTTACTGTATAGGTTGAAGCCGCTCCACCTTTTTCTGAAGCAGTAAAAGGAACAGACGCTGACGAGGCAGTGATAGTAGGTGTTCCAGGAGTTACGGGATCCACAACATCTGGAACTTTTGTTCCACCAGCCGAACCATCATTGTACTTCTTGCCAGTTAGGTTAGAATCGCTTGCTTTTCTTACTGCCATAATGTATTACCTCAATCTTTAATTAGGAAAGTTCTGAACCAAATGCTGAAAATGACATGTTTGCTGAAGATGCATAAACACGAACAAGGTCTCCTGTTGCAAGGGTTAGTCCGAGAGTCAGCATAATTGAGTCATTTGCTGCAACTGTTGCTCCGTAAACAATGTAGTGTTTTTGTGTTGTTGAGGCATCTGCTGCTGGACGTACCACAATTCGGTATGTTCCTGAAGATCCTGCCTGATTACATATTGCAATAGTTGAAATCACTGAAGAAGTTGATGATGGTACTGTGTAAAGTGTTGTTTCTGTAGTAGCACTTGGTGCGTTCTGTGCTAGTACTTTATATGCTGTTGCCATTTGTTAGCCTCCCATTAATAAGAATACATCTGGCAATCCACTTGAGTCTTGCCATGATGTTATTATACCATCTGTTTGTAAAACCTTTCCAGCATTTCCTGCTTGTGCTGGAATAAAAGGAACCCACGTTGATCCACTATAAACCTGAAGTTGGTTTATTACGTTTCCACTGCCATCTTGTCTTATTACACATATTGATCCTGCGGTTGGTGAAGTAATTGATGTATCTCTTGCTGTTGGATTAAGGTAATTATTTATACCTTTTTTTGCAACCAGTGCTTCAAGCATTGTTACAGCAGATAAATAACTTTGTAGACCAGCCCATTCAAAGGTTCCAGATGTGTCTGTCTTGCCAGATAATTCATACCATGTATCGTCTGCTACATTATAAATATATCCTGGTTTACCATCTGTATTAAATGTTGGCACTAGATCACCCGATTAAATGCGCTAGTGTCGCCATTATAAACATACATCTCTAAAGGACTTGATCCCTTTTTAATCCAAATAACGCCATTAGCCAGCCCCGTTGTTGGCTGTGTTGCAGTATAGACAGATGTTGCTGATATATACCCTACTGGTGCTGCTGCATCTTTGTCTACCCAAATATATCCATCTGGTATTGTATTAGAGAATGCTGTAAATGCTGCTGCAGTCGGAGCGGTTGTTGTTGCTCTTGAACTATCCCTTGCTGCAACTTCTAGCGCAGCCTTTGTGGTAATTTGACTTTGCAAATTATTAATTGTGTAAGCAATTGATGGATTTAAAAGATTTGCTGAATTATTTTCTGCGGTATCAAAATCATACGAGCCGTAGTGATATGCCTTTAGTGCGTCCTGAATATTAGCATCGTCTGCTAATGCTGGAATTTTTGTTGGTACTAAATTTCCTATATTTTCTACAGCCATGTGGTCACCTCTTTAAAATTATACCATTTTTATATCAAACTATAGAAATAAACAGATGAACCGTCTTACTTCCAGTAAGTGCTGACCAAGTGCCACCACTATATTGAACTGCGTCAAAATTTATTACCAGGTTTGTTCCTGCACCTGCTAAAGCAGGAATCTCCATTGACGAAGCAATTGGGTTTGCCCCTTCAATTTGAAACTGAACACTAAAATTTGAAGCGGTAAGTGGTGAACCACTAACTGTTACAATGTTTGATATGGGAATGGTTGTTGATCCTGCTCCAGATGTAAAAGTAACTGCTCTTACAGATGAGTAAATTGCTGGACTTACTTTTAAAACTTGAACCCAAGTATTTGCACCAGCCTGAGATATATATTGATACATGTATCCATAATTTTCTCCTGGAGCGGTATTAATATACATATCATTTAGGATTAAAGCAGTTCCAAATAAAACACCACTTGCTGTTAGCGCATTAGGCTCTCCAGAACCAACAATAAATTTACTTCCACGAGTTCCTTGTGGCCCAATATCAATTAATAAATCAATTGATTCTGGTGGTCCTATAACAACAACATCATCAGTATTAAGTAGTACGTCAACCATTATGAATCATCTGCTCCAGTAATATCATCTACTACTGTTACAGTCCCCGTTAAAAGTGTATAAACTAATGTTGCGCCAGAATCTATTTGAACGTCATAGACATAACTTCCAGCAGTTAACGCTTCTCCTGCGCCTGGTAGGATTGTGCAAGTTACGGTATCTGCAGAGCCATCAACAACAGCCTGCATTTCGTACTGAGTTTTACCTTCTCCTCTTGCATTGGCAACAGTAAAGTTTGCGCTATAACCTGTTAAATCAAAAGCGCCACCATTTGCAGTTTTTGGACGGATTACAAACTCATACCTATCACCACGATAGTAACTAAAATTATAAGAACCTGGAAATGCCATTATTCCTCCTGTAACATTATACCACTAAGAGACTGATACATATATGCCTTTTAAAATAAAAGAGCCTTCGTTGTCAGTTCTAATTTGAGGTTGCCCTCCATAGTTTTTAATTCTATCGCTATTGATAAAGATGGTTTGACAGTGTGAAATGTCATACGAGTACTGATATTTAAGTAATCCAACATATCCCATTGGAGAAATTTCTTCATCTCTTAAAAGAGTTCTTATCCAAACCTCCGTATTTGAAGTATAGGTTTCTAAAGAAAAATCATACCTAATATCTACTTTTGAGCCAACCTTTAAGGTTTTTAAATTTATGTTTCTTGCTGTTGGGTTTAATAGTGAAACCGATCTGTTTGGCAAATAGGTTTCAACGGTTTTTGATTCGTCTATGTCTAAGAAAAAATTTACCCAACCGTCTTCGCCTCTTTCTGGACCTAGTCTATATTCTTGAATACTTTTATTTGCATAATAAGCCCAACCAGGATACTGTCCAGATGGGCTGTCATATCCATCCCCTGCTCTTCCTGGCTCTCCACGTTCACCCTGTGGTCCTTGTCTTCCTGGATCACCTTTATCGCCTTTGTCACCTTTGGGTCCTTGTAGTCCTGGAGGCCCTGGTGGACCGACTTCTCCTTTTTCTCCAGTGATTCCAGGAACAGCGACGTACTCTGTTGTTTTAACCTCTTGGATTGTTTCTAGATATTTTTTCTTTGGGGGAAAGTCCATGCTTTTAGCCATGACTTATCTTAACTACTTTATTTTGATCTTAAATATTTTTTTGCCAATTTTTATTACTGGCGGAAGAAGGGGTGTAGGGTTTGAAACTTTTACTATTGGCATTATAAACCTGGAGTCATATCACTTAGAACACAGATAGTTCCTATAACTGGTGTCCACACTGTATCTGCATTTGGCCCACTACCACCTTCTATAATTACTTCAAGGTCAAATCTTAACTCTGCTGCTACTTGGCTATAGCCTGTTCCCCAATCCTCTGTAACTGATGCGGGAGCAGTAATAGTTGCCTCATTATCAACAACAGTTACGGTTAGGTTATCTAATACATTTCCCATTGGATCATAGGCGGTTGCTCTAAATGTCCAGTCATCGCAGTCAAATGGCGTTACTTCATCGTCTTCTAAAAACTCTACAAGCAAGGTTGCTGTGTCTCCACGGACTACTGTCCATTGAATATTTGCTGGCGAGGCGCCATATTTTTCTACTGTAGGAGCACACATGATAATTGATTATACCATTAAATAAAAAACTGGACACCTAGACGCAGTGGGGTGGGGGTTAGAATCTAGGTGCCAGCGTAAAAATTATAACATTGTATTATTAGAATATAACAAATTATAACAAAACGTTATAAAAGGGATAAATAGTAACAAAACGTTATAAACCAGACATTAAACAAATTGTTATACGATTGTTATAATCACTTCTGCATAAATTGTAAAAAACCAGGGTATAAACGTGTATACTTAAAAATATAAAGAATAAAGAATAACTAGCAAGTAAGGTTTTTAAAGTATCTTATATATTATATATAAAGAAAATTATTTCTTAGAATGATCTTTAAAGTGTTCAAGCAAAAGATCAAATAATTGATCAGTCTTTTTTTCTAATCTATCAACGGAGTCTTTGAGGCTTGATCCAGAATTCGGCTTAAGTTCGTTTAAATAATGTTTTACGAGCCAACCGATTCCACCAGCAACAATCGTTATAATTGTTAAACCTGTTAATATTAATCCTGCCCAATCTTGCGGTGACATAAAGTAAATTATATCATTATTTGAGACAATTGTGTTAGCCTTTATTGGTGTATCAAAATACATTGGCTTATATGCGCCAAGACTAGCCTTTTGCTATTTATCAAGTATGTTTTATTTTTTTGTAGGTAAAAAACCAATATTTGAGTATGTATCTGGGAACGTGCTTGAATTTTTTGCACCTGTAAGTATGTCTATATTTGCATACTTTTCAAATTTTTTAACTTTTAAATCATTATTTTTTAAATATGACAAAAAATTATTTTTCATTAATTGATAATTTTCTTCGTGATTTGGTAAATAATTTTGCAAATCGTCTCTGCCATATTCTTCTTGAGAGAATATATTGAATGTATATAAATGATATATTGGAGAAATACTACCAAAATGTAATATTGAAAACCCATCACTTATTAGTTCTATTGTTTGAAGAATTTCTTCTTCCCAAAAAAGTAAATTTTCTGGCAAATGTATGTTTTTTCCAAAATAGGAATTGCCAAATATGAAGTGACCAGAAATTAAAGATGCTGGGGCAAACTTATTGTTTTGTAAAAAAATATTTAATTCATCAGATATTGAATGCAAAGGGGCATGATTAAATTTTGGTATGACATCACCAATCACAAACTCGTTTGGAATCCAACGAGTATAAGAAAGATTGTCATCTACATAAATTTGACCGTCATCTTTATTATATAAATACTTTCCCAAATATCCAGTTAAAACTGTTTTTTTATTATTTACAGTTTCAACTGCTTGATTAAAAGTGTCAATTAATGTGATATCCCAGTTTTTATTAAAACGTGAATGAGGGTCAATTTGTAAAAAATATTCTTCATTGTTATACATGCTTGCTGCAAAGTTTCTACCTTTGGCAACACCTAGATTATTTTTTTCTTCTTTATATAAAAAAGAAATATTTTTAATATTTGACAAGTCTTTTTTTATTTTTTTATAAAATTCTAAATTTTCTATAACAGCAATTCCAAAATAAACACTATCTGGATCTTTTGCCATTTCTTTACAATCTTGAACTGTTTTAATTAATTCTTTGTCTTCTCCTAGACAAGAAATTGAAACATATATTGACATTTTAAAATATAATCTTTTCTATAGAAGTATTTTTTTTCTTATAAAAGGTTTTTTTGCCCACAAATACAGTATACCACCAACTATCTTTGAGCGTGACTAGTGTTAGCCTACCTCATGGTACAATTAAATAGTCTTATAAGGGGAACTATTTTGATAAATTTAAATAAAATTGTAATTGTTGGTGGTGGATCTGCTGGATGGATGTCCGCAGCGTCTATGATTAGAGCATTTCCAAATAAAGAAATTATCGTTATTGAGTCCCCCGACTATCCGATTATTGGAGTCGGTGAATCTACGCTAGGTGGAATTACTGGATGGGCAAACTGGATTGGCATTGACGAAAAAGATTTTATGCCTGCTACAGATGCTGTATATAAGATGTCTATCAAGTTTACAGATTTTTATAAAAAAGATGCAGGTGGATTTCATTATCCATTTGGCCAAGTATATACAAAAGGAACAGTAAATGGTCTTAATGACTGGTATGTAAAAAAGGCCAAATTCCCAGATTTAGATGTTGCAGATTATGCACGTACCTTCTTTCCCGCTTTAACGTTAGCAGAACAAAATAAAATATCTTGGAATAAGTCTGGAAAATTAAATAATTTTGATTTTAAAAAGGATGTAGCCTACCATTTTGATGCTACAAAGTTTGGGCAGTGGCTAAAAAATAATTATTGTATTCCTCGTGGAGTAAAAATTATTTCAGATACCGTAACAGATGTTACTACAAATGAAGAAGGTATTGAGTCGGTAACACTTACTACTGGAGAAAAACTTACAGCGGATTTATTTATTGATTGCACGGGATTTAAGTCTATGCTTCTTGAAGGAGCATTACAAGAGCCGTGGGATGATTTCTCTCATATGCTTCCAAACAATAGCGCATGGGCTACTCGTATTCCTTATACAGATAAAGAAAAAGAAATGGAGCCATATACCAACTGCACAGCAATTGGACATGGATGGGTATGGAATATTCCTTCATGGGAACGAATTGGAACAGGATACGTATTTAGCGATAAATATATATCACCAGAAAATGCTTTACAAGAATTTAAAGATCACCTACGCTCAGATAAAATGACTATTCATGATCCAAATCGTGATGTAGATTCGTATGAGTATAAACATATTAAGTTCCGTGTTGGAATTCATAGGCGTACGTTTGTTAAGAACGTGGTTGCTATTGGATTTGCTGCAGGCTTTATTGAACCATTAGAATCAAACGGCTTATTTACAGTTCATGAGTTTTTAGATAAACTTGTAAAAACTTTAGGAAGAGAAACAATAACGCAATGGGATAGAGACGCATATAACTCAAAAACAAGACAACAATATCTTGGATTTAAAGAATTTGTAGGACAACACTATGCTCTTTCAAACAGAACAGATACAAAATACTGGAGAGACATTACAGAAAAAACATTTCAGCCAAATGTTCCAGAATTAAAATCGGCTATGGTTAACTCTTTTGCAGATTTGGCAGAAGTTCAAATGAATCGTAATGAGCACAACGGAATTGGTGGAATTCATTGTATTGCTACTGGCTTAAATTATTTTCCAGTAAATGCAATAACTGTTGATAGGTGGAAGTTTAACCATGGGGTTGATATTTATGAACGTTGCAAGAGCACCTGGAATACGTGGAGAATTTTTCGCCATAGTTGGCAAAAAGAAGCGGATGATTCTCCCACTATGTATCAATGGTTAAAAGAAAATATTCACAATGATAAATCATAAAGATATTTGGGCAATAACAAAAAAATTATTTGAAAAAAAATATTGGAATAAAACTAACATAATTGAGTTTTGGGCATTTTCAACAAAACTGGCAATTATATTTCCAGGTCTTTTGTTCGGCAAACAATGGTGGTGGTTATTTGTATTTGCCTTAGCCTCTAGTTTGGCTTTAATTTTTACTTCTACAATAAAGACTTTGCCAACCATTATATACTTTAATGTCGGTTGGTCAATTTTAGCGACGGTAGCAATAGTCAAGCATTTCGTGTAAGCCGAAAATAGAGATACCAAACCACCCTAAGACAAAATATGACTGCAAGCAGTCACTAATGTCTAACTGGATGGAGCATCTATACTTGCTTAATAGCCCGATATAGGTTATACTTAATTGTGCTACATTCTAAAATTGTGCTACATTCTATAAAGCAAACCCTTATTGAAGGTTTGACAAGTAAACTAAAAATACATCACTCGGTTTATAGGCTGCCCTGCACAAGTGAATTTCTAGAAGAACTCATTGCTAACACTTTGACTGAGGCAGGGTATATAAACGACTGGCAGCCTAATAGAAGCCATAGTATCAGCGTAGACATGTCTTTAGAGTCAGGCGAAAGTTTCTCTGTCAAATCAGGTGTATACGCAAATAACACACTAACATTTTCTGGATCCAGGCTAGGCAAATATCAAACCTTAGATGCCATGATATCTAGCGTAGTGAATAATAGTGCTGATTACTATGTGTGTCTTGCTAAGAGCGACCAGGATTGGTCTTTTGTCCCCGCCGAAAATGAAAAGAAGGTTTATTATCTATTTATTTTTGATTCCAAAACCTTAATATATGATAGTGGGGTTTGGAACAAAGTTCAAACCAAGTCTGGGGGGTATAACTACGTTATGGAGTCTATTGGTTTATCTGCTAGAATTAATACTAGTATGTCGTCACAATTGTGGACCAGTGTTAATGAGAGTCTTATTGGTGCCCCGACAAAATTGGAGATATTATGAGGTTTGGCAAGAATGGCATATTTGGTATAAGGAGAACGTATGAATAAAATTAGTTTTGTAGAAATACACAAAATTGACCCAAAATACAAGCCAGTTCCTAGTTCTAAACTTGTTCCTAATTGGTATCAAAGAATGGTTCCATACGTAGATAATTTAAAGACTCAAATGACAGTTAAAAGATGTATGCCAGTATTTGATGCTATTACTAGTGGATACACAATCTTACTTCCCGCAGATATTCTTGTAAAATTTGGATATCATAAAGGAAAGCGTGTTCAAATGGCTGAGCAGAGCGATATGTTAAGTTTTAATTTAGTACAATACCACGCTCCTGAACAATTTTCAACGTACCCAGAAGTTGAATTTAACTTAGCAGCAAAAAAGTTTGTTAACCCTTTTGCTATAGTTACTCCCCCTGGATATTCTTGTTTGTTTACACAGCCAATGCATCAAGAAGCAAGTCAGATAAAGGTTTTTGAAGGAATTGTTGATACTGACCAACAACATATTGTAAACTTTCCATTTATGTATAAAGATAGGAATTTTGAAGGAATTATCCCAGCAGGAACGCCTATGGTTCAAGTCATTCCATTTAAAAGAGAAAAGTGGACAATGGACTTTGACAATAAAAAAGATATTAAGAAAGTAGAAGAATTTAAACGAACACTTGGTTCAAGCATGTTTGGCTCATACAGAAATTTCTTTTGGAATCGCAAAGAATATAAGTAAGATGTGTTTTCTCATTCCTCAAATGAGGATTGCGTTTCCATTAGTTTATTAAACTTTTGTTCTTCAGAATTACCACACTCACAGGCATCACAACATTTTGTTGACTTAGTTGTTTTATCTACTATGCTTAATCCTTTTTCAGTATGTCTGTAAGGTGGTATAGGGTATTTAGATTCCATGATCCTCCATATATTTTAATCGTTCCATGAGTTTATGGTGCTCTGGATCTTCAAGTATTTCTTTAATTACATCGTTAACTGTTTTTCTTGGCATGCCGTCGTCATCTGCCATAGATGCTTCAAGATTGTCTAAGATAGCCATATCAATGCTGCCAAACCGATTATGATGATAGAGATTAGGATTTGTTGTTTCATTTGCAACTACCGCAATAGTTATATACTCTGATGTTTTCTCGGGCTACCCACATTATTTTGTTACAGCCAAAACAGGTCTTCATAGAGTATTGTTTTTCTCTACGGTCTTTGCGAATTTCTAGTCCTAGTAAATACATATATTAATTCTATCATATAGACCACCAGGTATTATTGTTGAAGAAGAATCCAACTTTTTCCCTGTACTCTGCGTATAGTTTATTTTGCTTAGCCCAATCATGATCGTGGGTGTCCAAACCACAATATCGGCATAGCCCAGGACCTGTGTATTTATATACGTGTTGGCACATAATAATATTATATACTATCAACATGCCCCTTAGCAAATATATCTTTAGACTTTTTATAACAGTAATGATTTTAGCATACATAAGCAAGTGGGCAATTCAAGGCATACAGGTAGATTTCTTTACTGCTTATCCAGAACTTAATCCAGCAAATATTTCTCTACCCGCCTAAATCTGAAAAAATTTTCATTTTGAGAAAATCTGAATATTTTTCTTAGATGTATGATATGTAATTTTAAAAATAAAAAATAAAAAAAATAGTGAGCACACCACTCTGGGTAGTGTGCCCTAGCAGCCTATGCTACTTATCTATCTTTTCTAAGTAAATGAATAGAATAGGATAAAGCAATAGAGCCAAGCAATAACCATGTTGGGATTTGAATAGATAACGCTATGCTATCAACATACAAACCAAAGAACTCATAATCTAAATACATCTCCACTATGCGACCTGCTCAATCTCATGGACAAGATACTCAAATTTTAGAGTAGGCTTGCCTTCGTTTAGTTCATCAATTAGAGCGATGATCTCTTTCATGCTCTTAGCGGTTAGTCTGCCCTTTAGTAGGCTACCCTGCCAAATTGTGTAAGTGATTTTCATTTAGTTATTCTCCTCGTCAATTCCAAACATTTCTACTAACGCCTTGTTAGCATTTTGTAAAGCCTCTATGGCTTCGTTAATTTTATCCATGTTAGCGGTAGTCATTAGCGACCACCTGCCAACAGATAGGCTTTAGCATTGTCAAAGCCCATTTCGTTTAGCAACTGATAAGCACGAGTAATGCTAATCTCAGGCTGAGGATTGTTAATAGATAATGCTGAAGAGCCAAACTCTTCTGCTATCTCGTTATATATAGTGTTAGTCATTTTTAGACCTAACCTTTCTTTTACTAAGTTAATCACCTTGATTAACCTTGATACTAGTATCCTATCAGATACCGCTGACATTTTGGGGATATTCCCCTAGTGTCGTGGTGTGAGATACCTCACTTAATTGCTACGCTCATCCTATTGCTAGGCTTATTTGGTAGGCTCATTGAGGCTATCTAATCCTTGACTCACTTATTTGCTAGGCTCATCCTCTTGTTGAGGGTTATTCGCTAGGCTCATTGAGTCTGCTTCTTTATTTTTTTGTATAATGGAATTATAGCAGGGATAAGCCCAAAAGTCAAGTCCTAGTGCGGCGTGTCGTATGTGATATACACCACATGACAAATGGTGCAAATCGGACATTGACTCGGGGCCCGACACGCCCGACCTCGTGATCAGTTATCCACATGACGCACATCACATTCAGAATTGAGCGTGAGTTATCCACATGACCTATATCACATTTCCAAATGTCCGTTTTGTCCTACCTACTGGTCAGTAAATGTCAGACCCCCCTGTTATACTTCTAGTATAAGAAAAGTTAAAAAGGTTTTAACTAAGAAAGGAATTCAAAATGAATTCACTATATGAAAATAGAAACTCCTTAGAGAGTTATTCACAAATCCGTGAACGCCTTGCAGAAAGTATCTGCGATGAATGTCAGTACGCTGGCTATGTACACATGAGCAATTGCTCAAGAAAGGTGGTCAAATAATGACTACACTAACAATAAACGATGTATGTAAAAAACATACACCTAATAAAATTGCTCAATCGTTTCATAACGATGTATGCTACACATTCTGCGAAGTATGTGAAAACAATATAGAAAGTTTCTATATTGAACATGATAGCGACCGCTTATCTATGTGGTCAGAATGGAAGGTGTCTCTATGACCCTTACACTTACTAATGAAAAGGCTAAAGATAAATTCTTTCAGCCCCCTTCAAAATTTTACAATCACAAGGTTGTAGAAATTGTATCTATAAATGAGGATAGCGGTATTGCTACTGTAATCCTAGAAAAATATACAATAAGCGGAAACGCTAATGTGTATAAAAATAATAATGTATTCACAATTGAATTACCTTATTCCGAATTTCAATATCTACGAGGTTGGGAGAACAACTAATGAATAAAGAAATGATAATGCTCTCTTGTCAAATCTGCGAAGAGCCTACTGTAGAGGTTGCTCTTGAAGATGCAAAACTTTTAACCGCTACTTGTCCAGACTGTTGGGGATAAAATGTTAAAAGAAATAAAAAATAAAATAATTCGTATTCAAGAATTGCGCCGTAGTAATGCGGCAACACCAATTCCAAATAAAAAAAAATATACTAGAAAGGTAAAACATAAAAATGCAAAATGAAAATATAACTAAGCAATTTGAAAATGCAGTTGACTTAACTAATTTAAGTGAATTAGATTTAGAAATTGTTAAACAAATTTTATTAGATAAATTTAACTAATAAAAAATTTTTGCAGAAATAAAAACTCTGCAAAAAAACCCGAGTTGACTCGGCGCAGACGGCGTGTCGTTTTACGTACAATGTGGTTAAGATCACAGAATTATTTTCCTGATTTTACGGCGTGTCGTCTTGACTTTTTGAACTTTATCTGATATTATTCTCTTATACAATTAAATAAGTAGCAAGAACGGTGTGACGCAATTCACACTCGTTGAGCGTCTCAAAGGTTGAGATTTTATCGCTAGGATTTGATTTCTAGTCTTAAAAATGTTATACTTGCTATATCAAGAAAAAAGAAAAGAAGGTGACAATATGTCAGCCAATATATACACTGTAGAAAATCTACTCGTAGGAAAAACCTACAATTCCAGCACCCTAAAAGGTGAAATCATAAGTGCGGAAAAGCACCCTCAGCCAATTTGGTATGAGAATTGCGAAACCTATCTTGTAGAGGTTGCTCCTTATAGCGGTTCTAATAATTGGGGTCGCAGAACTTTCCGCACTGTTGCGGTGAAGGTTGGTGAGTAATGGGATACATAGAGATTTTTCGCCTTGATGAGCAAGGTGCTGGGTGGGTTGACCTTTCTGAGGCTACCCCCGCAGAAATCCTTGACCTAGAAATAGGCTTATTTCAGGAAGGGGCGTTGTGAGGCAACTCACACCCCAACACACCTAAATAGATTTGAAAATGTCAGACCCTTTTGGTAGGATAGTCCTATCAAACAATAAAGAAAGGTGGTCAGAAATGACTTACACTGTAAAACTAGAAACCTTTAATGGTTCTGTAAAAAAAATCAACTTACCTTCTAAAGGTGCGGTTGCTCAATTCATCAACACTTATCCAAACCAACTACCTGTTGGCGTATCTGTTAAATTAGATTGCGACGCTCTTGGTATTCGTGGCACTCTTAGAGGTAAGGCGGTTCTCTAATGATAAACTCTGTAATGTCTTTTCCTTGTGATGAATGTAATGGCGTTGGTCTTGTATTTTGGGGCAACGACCTTGACTATGATGTAGAAAAATGCGATTGTAGCGATTTTGCATTAGGCGATTTATTTACTAGCGGAGAGGCTAACTAAAATGATGACACGCAAAGACTATGTAGCCGTTGCAGAAATTTTGCAAGGCTATCAAATGGCAATGATTGACGGATTTTGGTATGAAGATTTGGTAAATGATTTTGCTGATTTATTTACACAAGATAATCCAAATTTCAAAATGGAAAAATTCACACACGCTTGTGGGTTAACAAAATGATTTTAGATAATGGAACACTGCTCGCAATAATTATTGCACTTGCTGGTTCAATAACTGTTATGTGTTTATTTTGGAAACAAAATGTTGAACAACAAAAAGAAATTCGCAGATTGCGAAATGAATTGCGTAAAGCGCTAAAAGTATAAATAAAAATCCTGGACACGATCTAAAACTGTCCGAACATTTGTTCTAAAATCCTCGGGGCGTTTTCCACAGGTTTATCCACAGGCTTTACGTGTGATTAAAAACACACCCAGATTGTCCCAGATTTAGGGTTCCTGATTGGAAAATGTCAGTCCAGTCTGATAGGATAAAGATATAACGAAAGGAAAACTATGAAAGATTACTTTGATGAATTCTATGATGAGTATTATTCTAGCGTTGAGCGTGTTAGCGTGTCTGATTGCTATTGTAAAACTATGATGCTATGCTCGTATTGTGCGAAGGGATATAACTAATGAGTAAAATTAAAAATGCACTAATGGATATTCTTGCTCATAGCGATTGCTATGGCGCAGGTTGGCAATTCGTAGGAAATGCTATAGACTATGATGTATGGGCGTGTGAGTGTAATCCTTACAATATCCCTGCTGATGAAATACAGGAATACCACCAATTATTTAACACTAAGGAGAACGCATAATGGAATACCTATACTCAGTAACTTGCACCTATGATGGAGACCGCTCACCTCATTGGGTTGGTCGCTATGACAACGCACTTGACGCAGTAAATACCTACAATAAATTTGTAGACTATGGATTTGCTATGGAATACTCAACAGTTAATTTGTCAGAGCCTTCAGGTAAGATGCATACTAAGATATTTTATGCTAACGGAAATGTAGGAGGTAAGTAATGCCAGTATTTCAATTTACCACTTTCATAGATATAAAGGCTAAAGACTATGACTCAGCAATAGAAGCGTTTGACAATAACTTAAAATATGGAAATATTAACCGCAGCGATGTATATGTCGCAGATATAGAGGAGAAATAATATGGGTTCAGTTACAGCGTTGGGAATTAAAGATTCAGTCCTTGATTTGGAAACTCAGATTCTTTATCACCTTAAAGGTAATCACTATCCACCAGTCCCCGCAGAAATGGTAGCCCCTTGCATTGAAGCGATTGACGCTTACTATGACGAGGACTATTCACGCATGATTGAAATGCCTATGGTTGGCGACTTTCAGATTTTGTATAAAGGCATGACACACGCACCTGCAAGTGCTATTGTAGACCAGCACCACCTTCACACTTTTATTGACCCAGTAGATGAATGGCAAGATGACTCAGATGACTTTCCACTCTCACTAGAGTATGATGAGGGAGAATAAATGAAAACCTTACAAGATAAATTAGATAAGGTTGCCCTAGAACTAGAACCCATTCTTTGGGATCTACTAAATGAAATTGAGGAATAAATGACTGCTACAATAACGAATATGAAATTTGTATACGCAGACCTGCTTACACCATCGCAATTAATGGAGGGTGACTTAATCAACATTGATGATGAAATTGTTGAAGTTATTTCCGTTGTTGATGATGCTAGAGGTGACAACTATACAATTACACACCGCAATGATTTTGGTGAAGAGAATGAAACTTTTTGCACATATGAAGATATGTTCAAACTTTATGTTTTTGTAGACGAAGAAAGATAAACTGGGGCCCGAGGGCGATTTGTCCGTTTTGCACTAATTAAGGGTACTTGATATTTTTCCCATTTTCTGCTAGAATTTTCATATGACAACACCACAGTTAAAAAGATCTCATGATAGAAAGGTTGCTAATCTTGTTACGAAAAACGGAAAGCAAGCCGCAATTGCAAACACATTCGGCCTCCCTGCTGGTAAGGCTTACTCATGCCCTGGTGCCACTAATATTTGTGAGAGTGTTTGCTACGCAGGAAAACTTGAAAAGTTATTCAAAGGAGTAAAGACTAACCTCCTACACAATTGGGAGTTATTGAAAGACGCAGACCATGAAACTATGGTTGGATTGTTATATACGATGATTGCTGATTTCAAAAAAGATTGTGAAAAGAAAAATGCTCCATTGCTATTTCGTATTCATTGGGATGGCGATTTCTTTAATGATACTTATACCAAAGCATGGAAAGAAATCATAGAGTATCACAGCGACATAAGGTTTTGGGTTTACACTAGAGTAAAGTCTGCAGCGGTAATGCTAAAGGATATTCCTAATCTATCTTTATACTATTCAACAGACAGTGAGAATAAAGAGATAGGCGTTAGTCTTAAAAAAGATCATGGCGTACGCCTTGCATACCTTGCAAAGAATTTTGCAATAGGTCAAGCAGATATGAAAGAGTTATTTAATAAGCCTGGTGCTAAGTGTCCTGAAAACTTAAAGGCCATTCCACTTATCTCAAGCGCTGGCTCTGCTTGCGTTTCTTGTGGATTGTGTGTATACTCTAAGAGCGACATAGTTTTTTCATCATCTAAAAAATAGGGGTAATCTTGGAATTAACAATTCTAACTATCTTATTTATCATGGTCTTATTCGCAGGTCTTGGTCATAAGTAATGTCCGTTTTGTCCGTTTCGGTATCTTGGTGTGATATACATCACAGATATCACATCTCAAAATATGAGATTATTAGAAATATAACTTGTATTTTTAGTCAAAAAATGTTAGACTTATACAGTAAGCAAAAACCAAACAAAGGAGAACCATGTCAGTAGCAAACGCAATCTACAAAGTAGGAGATACCTACACAAGCCAAAAGTCAAAGCAAACAGGAACAATTACAGAAATCGTGCCACAAGCAAATGGTAATGTTCGTGTTAAGTTAGATGTTGCTGGCGCAACACGCTGGACAACTTGGACAGCAAAGTAATCTTAGCCTAGTGGCTAAAGTCCTGAGCATGACGACAAACTGCTCAACTTAAAACCCCCTAACCAAACCCACTACAAAAGAAAAGAGAAACACAGATGGCAAGAGGAAAAGCAATCTCAGTAAAGATACCTACACAGCGAGTTATTGACGCACTCACACAAGCACTAAATAAGTTAGAACTTGACTACACATCACAAGAAGCAAATGAAGCAAAGTATGAAAAAGCAAGAGAAGCGTGGCGCAAGGAAATTGGTGAGTGGGCTATTGCCAACTTCTCAAAGGCTGAAAACCTACGCACCAACTATCGTTCTTGGAACAAAACTCTCAATGTTGATTTTGACATTATCGTAAGCGAGAAGGATTTTCCAACAGAACCTGAAAAGGATTTTGAGCAAATCCATCAGCACACCTATCGTGAGCAGAAAGAGGAAATCTCTAATGCTATTCGTATGCTAAAGATGACAGATGAGGAAACAGTTAGCACTAGCACATATAACGCTATTGCTCGTTATCTTTAATTAGATACTTGGGTGGGGAAGGGTAATTGACTTCCCCCCTAAAAAATGTTAGACTTAATATAACAAACCACCATAAACGAAAGGCAATACAAATGACACTAGGCGGATACACATATCAACTAGGTGATTTATTCACCACAAGCAAAACTGGCGTTACAGGTAGAATTGTAAAGTTCTCACCTATCAACTCTAAACTAACTAGAGTTTCGCTACAGTTAGCAAACGGCTCTCGTCGTCTTGCTATGGTAAGCACAACTAAATAATTTATCTCTGCGCTCCACGCTATTTATAGCAAGCGTTCCCTGAGATAAGACTCCTGAGTATGAGTTCTAAACTGCTCACTTTTTAATTCCCCCGCAAAGCGGGCCCGAGGCAACGTGATCTAAATCACATCTCATTATGTGAGACATTTAAGATTCCCAATTGTATTTGTCAGTTCTTGGTGTTAGAATTATATTAATACCACAAAGAAAGAAGGAAGCCCCCATGGGATTAGATATGTATCTCAACGCAAGAAAGCACTTAGCCAAAGTTAATTGGCACACACTACAGGCTAATGATGAATTAACTTATAACTCACCTGAAGCCGTCTATCCACAATTCAATGACCTAATGGAATTAACTCAACTTACAGACGTCGCTACAGATATGTATGGAGCAACCGTAGAAGTTACATGTGCCTACTGGCGCAAGGCTAATCAGATACACAACTGGTTCGTTACAAATGTTCAAGGTGGCGAGGATAATTGCGGAGAGTACTATGTTCCCTCAGACAAACTAATAGAACTACTGGCTATATGTAAGCACTCCCTAGAAATTAAAGACCCAAACCTATTGCCACCACGAGAAGGATTTTTCTTTGGGGGCACAGATATTGATGAGTGGTATTGGAACGATCTAAAGAGCACTATTGCTCAACTAGAGCGTGTCCTTGCCCTACCTGAATTTGATAATCTCTCATTCTACTATCAATCATCTTGGTAATTGACATTTGTCAGTACCCTGTAATATAATTAATATAAACCAACCAACAAGGAAGAGGCCCCACAATGTCAACCAATATCAGTGACGCAGTAACAATTGATAAACTAGAGGTACCGTACAACCCAAATCTTCTCGTAACGTATAAGGCCATTGCTGGTACATATGCTGCTCCTGAAGAGCCAACATATTTAACATCCAAGGTAACAGACCTTGAATGGCTGCTGAGCGGTGCACGGTCCCAAGAACAAACACTTCGTGGTCTTCAAGGAACAGTGAGTCAACTTGAAGATAGTATTGTAGAATGGTACGACCCTAACTATTCTAAAGAAGAAGTTCTTGTAGCGCTATGCGAACTCTTTGGTGTTAATCCAGTCAAGGAAATTGAAGTACAAGGAACAGTTTCATTCAGCGGAACAATCAGCGTCCCAATGTCAGAAATTGCAGACTTTGATTTAAGTAACGTTTCAATTGAAGCAGAACTTAATTCATATGACTATGACGCAGACTTAAATGTAGATGAAGTTTCATTAGAGGACCACTACTAAATTTGATAGGGGGCTATCAAAATAGACATGCCGAATGTCTTTAAACTAGGTAAGGGCCCTGAGCACGGCCACGTAAACTGCTCATTTTTTATTTAGAAAACCCGAGGCAAATTTTTTGATCTTGTCAAGTCTTTAAGATGTGATTTACGACACTCCAGAAAATGTCCGATTTGTCCTATGTTTAACAATACAGATTGACATTGTCAGTGGCTGGGTGTATGATTAGATTAACAACAAACAGAAAAGAGAAAACTCATGGCACATGACCTAGAAATACAAAACGGTAAGACATCTTTCGCTTCTTTCCGTGAACCTGCATGGCATGGATTGGGTACCGTATTCACAGAAGAAAAGACAACCGCAGAAATGCTAGAGGCTGCAAGCCTTAACGGTTGGAATGTTCGTCTTGAGGATTTGGAAACCCCAACACACTTAACAAGCGACAAGGCATACCAATATGTTTTGCGTACTAACCCTACAGATAAAACTCAGACAGACATTTTAGGTGTCGTTGGTGAGCGTTATCATGTAATGCAAAATGAAGATTTATTTTCATTTGGTGATAATATCCTAGATGGTGGTGGACGTTGGGAGACCGCTGGCTCAATCAAGGGTGGGCGTGTAGTATTTGGCGCTCTTGCTCTTGAGCGTGAGACAATCCTAGACCCTAATGGTGTTGCAGATAAGGTTAAAACTTATCTACTCATTAACACATCACACGATGGCTCAATCGCTATTCAAGCAAGCATCACACCTGTTCGTGTAGTGTGCGCTAATACTCTTAACCTTGCGTTAGGTTCAATCAAGAAGAAGAACGGTGTCAAGCAATCATTCAAGATTCGCCACACACAAACTGCAAGCGGTAAGGTGCAGATTGCTCGTGAGACTCTTGGCATGGCTAATAAGTACATGGACGAATTTGACATGATGGCTAAGGCTATGATTGAGAAAGAAGTCAATGCTAAGTCTTTCAATGATATTATTCTCGCTGCTTATCCTAAGCCAGAAAAAGATGCTAAGGGTGCAATCAAGAAATGGGAAAATAAAATTGACCTTGTGAATGATATTTACACTGGTGAATTTAACGGCATGATTGCTGGAAATGCGTGGGGTGCTTTCAATGCACTTACTGAGCGCCTTGACTGGTATCGTTCTGCTCGTGGTAATTCTAACGAATCTATCCTTGCAAGTGCATCAGGATTTGACCCTGCAATTAACGCAGAGAAAAATCGTTTGCTAAAAGTTGTGCAGAATGTAATGTCTCTCGCATAATAAAAAAAATTCCTGAGCATGAAATAAAACTGCTCACCATTTGGTTCTGTAGCATAGTTGGTTAATGCGCTACCCTGTCACGGTAGAGATCGTGGGTTCAAGTCCCATCAGAGCCGCAAAGGGGCCCCGAGTTAAATAACATTTTTGTTATAATCTTATTACGTTGAGATGATATTTTTCCCATTTTCTCATTACGGATACTTGACATTTTTCCCAGTTTGTAGGATAATTAATACATGACCCTAAAAGTAGAAATCTATGAAATGAACTATGCCGTATCTCCTGGTGGGATTGATTGCTGGGAAGCAACTATCCAGGGGTATGGCTACAGTAGCACCGCCTCTGATTTTAAAACTGCTGGAGAGGCTCTTAATTGGGTACTTGACAGATATCCTGCACAAATGTTAGAATTGGTAGTAACATCACTGCCTGCCTATGAAAAGGAATATGCATGACCACCAAAACCAATGAAAAAACCATAGCCCAACTTGTAGAGGATATCTACGAGGATAATTTCTCTCATATTGATTTTATGGATAATATGGGGGGAGACCCTTGTGACTGTCATATCTGTAATACCCTTGAAACCATTCTAAAATATTGGGGAGAGCCATGCTAGGTTATACAATGAATGATTTAAACAACATGAAGTATGGTGTTGACTCTGCTCTACTTGTTCTTGATTCAGATGAGCATCCTGCTATTCATAATTATTTAGTTACCGCTTCAGATTTCTTAGGTGGCCTATGGGCAGAAGGGTACTTTGAATGATGGTTAGATGTAATATGTGTATGAATATATATGAAGACTATGACATTGTTGACTGCCCTGCTTGTGAGACAGATAATTATATGATGGAATTGGAGTATGCATATGTGGACTAAGTATGATTATGTATGTAGTGATTGTGATGCCCTTATGGAGATTACTACCCGCATAAAACTTAAATCTTGGAGAGGGTGGTGCTCTTGTGGATCTGCTAATCTAATGATGATAGGTTATGCGGATGCTACAGTTAAAGTTGCTCCTGAGTATGTGACCAACATCACAGCCACAGAAGTTGTAAAAATCAACTCCAACCCCTATAATTAATATTAAGACCAAAGAAAGGAAATCCCAAAATGCCCACATATGATGTAAAGGTGATTGTAGAATACAATTACGAAGTAGAAGCAGAAAATGAAACAGAAGCAGAAGAACAAGGCTGGCACTACGAAGACTACGGCTATTCAAGTGAAGTTTATTCTATTGATGTAGATGAACAACCTGAACCTGAAGAGGAAGAAGATGAATCCACTGAATCAGTTGCTTGAGTATATGAAGATACATGAGATAAGTCTTATGCAAGACCTTGAAAAGATTGACTATGTTAATGAACATCATTTCTATAGGGTTAAAGAGGCTGAGATTTATAATACCCGCCACCTTTTGTCAGTGGCAGACGATATACTTATGTCATCTAACTTTGACGATATCCACTATTCAGGGGGAATACATTAATGAACAACATGACACTAGCACCACGACTACAAAAACTAGTAGACCTAGGGGAATCAGGAACTGATATCCTACATGGTGAATTAAAGAACCTCATGCTAGAAGCAGAAGAGCAATTAACTCTTGCCCAAGAGGCAGAGGATGAATCAGGCGAAGCCATGGACTCTATGGAACGTAAGTACTGGGAGGGTATGCTTGACGCATATTCAGCGGTATATCAATTAACCTATGAGTTAGCATTCGCCATATCAGATAGGACTAAGACAAATGGATAACTTTATTGAGATGACGGAAGATGAGTGGTTTGACACTTATAAGCCTATTAAGAATCATCTAGATGAGAATGCTAGTTTTGATGGGCATATGTTTGAGACCTACGATGGGGAAGTGGCCTTTGTAAAAGAACAAGACCCTGCCTATATCTGGATGTATGGTGATGGTGACGACGGTGGTAGTTACATCTGGAACGGATGGCACATCGTAAATAGAATAGGATACTTTATCACTGAGGTTCCTTGCCCACCTGATACAACTATACAGGTATTGATTAGTCACAACTGGTTCTACTGTGAAAACTGTGGTGCTGAATTTGAGGACCCTGATAATACTATCAGAGATGCCTTTGATGAGCACGATTTGGAAAAGTGCCCACAATGTGGTACAGTTGAAGAACTCAAACTAGTAGGAGTGGAGAGCCCAAAAAATGCCAACCTATGATATTAAAGTTATAGGACAAATCACCAAGTCTGTTCGTATTGAAGACGCAGAAGATGAGATTGACGCTATGAACATTGCCGAAAGCGAATTCCTAGATAACTATGCCGCAACAGGTGCAGATGGTTCAGGAATTGCATGGGACCTAGTTGAATCAGTAGAATCAGAGGAGACCCTGTAATGGCTAAATGGGAAATAGAAGTAATCTTTGAACCAACAGGCGATTACATGAACTTTGTGTATGAGACTGACACTGAAGACGAAGATGTTATTTTTAACGAGGTATCAAACCAATTATCCATCGTCCCTAACCTAGTAGAAAAGAATGAGGAAGAGTAATGGGAGCACGTTGTACATTTGTATTTAAACAATCAGAGGACCTAGCAGTAGCGCTGTACAGCCATTGGGGTGAAGACGCTATGCATTCAGACCTTGCTCAGGCCCTGCAGCATGCAGTGGTACGTAAATCAGATAATGAATACTACACTCGTATGGCTGTGAGTTATCTGCTAAAAGACTCTATCCTTGATGAAACAGGGTTTGGCCTCTATGCTTGCAATCCTAATGACCTAGGTTGGGCGGACCATCCAATATTAATTGACTTAACTAATAACACTATCACTGATGAGACAGGCTCTCATGACATTGACAGTTTTGTTAACTATCATTTGCCCAGCGGTATCCTTTCTACCGTAGGGGCCTCATAAGGCAGAGGTAGGGTCACCTCTTGCCAAAGATAGGGGGAGAGCGGGTTTGTGGTGGGCTTGCTCTCCCCACACTTTTTTGATAGAATTGGGGTATGGGATTTATGCGTAGGTCTATTAGGCTGGGAATAAGTAAAGAGGAAAAGGTTGCTGGCAGAATTACTACTCTGCTATCTGACTTTACTCTTGACTTAGAAGCCATTGGATTTTATTTGGCAAAGGGTTCGCCCCATATTATTTATAGCAGGGCTAATGAAGTATTAGAAGCCATGCAGTATAATAAAGAAGTTGAGCAATTAGACAGAGGGGCTTATTATGGCAACGGCAGGTAATACGTTTGACAACAAGATAAGTATCCTTGCTGAGTTGTGGATGAACTATCGTGATGATGAGGAACTGCAAGATTTTATAGAGTATAACGATCTAGGTTTACCACTTGCTTACTTCTTAATGAATGAAATTGTTTTGCCAACCCTACAATCTGCTGTTTATATAGATGAAACATATAATTTATTTATTGCCTCTCTTGGTGTTGAGGATAAAGAGTGGGAAAGTCTTGACGAGTTGCTTGGCAACCAGGCATAGCCCTGCACTCGGGTCAAACTATATCAAACCACCCAAATTGGACATCCCTTTTTCCTAAAAAACATTAAGAACCTTTCCAAAAAAATCCCAGATCGTGGGAGATTACGTAATCTGTAGAATTTTCCAGATTCATATCAAACCTTCAAACCTTCCTATCTCAAACCTTCAAACCTCATATCTGCCAAACCTTTCTATCCAGAAGATATGGTTTGTATACTACTGGAAGTATTGGTATATCTTTTTATCCCCGCCGTTTTTGCGTCCCTGCGGGGCGCCAAGTCCTAGTACTATTAGACATTACGAAGCGGGAATTTAAATCCACAACTTATTAAAACTATTCCCATAGTTATCAAACCTTTCTAGATTTTTTGCTGGTGTTTTAAAAGATTTTCCTACATTTTCTGGGCATTTTTGTGGGGGTTTTTAGGCTATGAAGGTTTGACAAACCAGGGTTTTGAAGGTATAATGCATGCCCCATATGCGGGATAGAAAGGTTTGAAAGGTTTGGGGATGGGAGGTTTGGCCGCCAGAGGATTACGAAGCCATCTATAAAAGCGCTCAATCACCCACTATCCTCCACTTTCCTCCACCTAGACCAAATATAAAAAATATCAGTAAGATTTAATTATCCTATCAAACCTCTCCAGATGGCATTTAGAAGCCTTCAAACCCTATTTTCGCAGGGTATCAAACCATCGCCCTGGATCCATATTGTGCATATTCTCATTATCAAACCAGATAGTTGCACACAGGTTCAAACCTTTATATCTGGTTATCTGGCTATGGGGATATCAGGCTATAGGGTTTGAAAGGTTTGTTATTACACTAGGGGTATTACGACATTCTTTATATACCCGCCGATTTTAGGATACTAACCGCTATTGCCCTCTTAGGGCATTGGAAGGTTTGATAGTTCTATTTTCCGCCTTGCTTTTTTCGCCGAACTTTGGTATGATGGATACATGACAAATGAAGAAATATCAAACCTTTTAGACAAAGAATCTTATCGCATTTGGGACACGACTAAGGTAATTAAGAACCAAGACTATCACGATGGTTTGGTTAAAGGTTTGAAGATGGCATCTAACATTGTTTCTAAACTATGATTAATCTAGAAATACCAGACCCTTTCCAAACCTTCGTAGCCAAAAAGTATGCCAACTTTAAAGGCATGTATTATGACTTCTTTGCTAAAGAATGGGTTGGTAAATGCAACTCTTGTTATGAGCAATTCTTTGCACCTAATAAGAAAGATTATACTAAGACCAGACTTTACCATACCCGCAATATTTGTACAGGAGGATATTAATGAAATCAAACGAATGCGCTAAATGTCAAATGTCTTATAAGGACCCCCTATTTTGGCAGATTCATCAAACCATGAGTGATGGTCATATCTGGTGTACTACTAAGAGAAAGGATTAACAATGATTAATGTTTTATTTCTTATTCCCGCATTTGTTGCAGGATACGTTGCATGTTATATTGCAATGACATATAAGGTTGACCAAGATTAAAGAGCCAAAGATTATGAGAATGGATTGGCGATCAGCAGGCTATTGGCCTGTATACAAGGACGGCAAGAAAGTGTGGATACCTAAAAATGCAGTTCCAGAAACAACACAAGACCAAGATACTCCCGCTTAGGTGGATTGCAAACCAGTTAAGTTATCCTGCTACTAATAGTTTGTCTAAAGCCATTGAGTTACAGGAACAAGGTAACTTTGGGTACCGTTTTAAATTCCATGCCAAGGTTTGGTATTATCTTAATAAACTTTATGAGCGGTGGGGCACATACTATGAGGTAGATTGGAAAGAAAATCTATGAGCAAAGACTTAGTTGATCTAGCCATTTCAATGACAGAGATAGATACAGGGATTGAACTATCCCCGCAAGAACGAGAAGAAATGAAGCAAAGGATATTGGCAAAGGTAGAAGATACTAACCAAAGTATGATATGATCTTATATATAAAATTAAAATAGACAGGACTGTAAAATTTATGCAAGAATTATTAAAAGAATTAATAGATGCCGTCAAACAACAAACAAGGGCCAATCAAGACGCTATCTTTGGCACTTCTTGGAGAAGCGAAACCGTCTCTTCTACGGTCCTAAAAAGAGAACTTGAGAGATCTGCAGACTATGCTGAACAGCATATGCAAGACGCAACCTACATAACTTCTGGATATGGACTTGCAATTTTTGATTCTGTAAAAAGTCAAACTATTTTAGATGGCCATATGGCAGAGTTTGGTGTATACAAAGGGGAGTCTATAAATCATTTAGCATCAATTTTTAATAATAAAACCGTTTGGGGCTTTGATTCTTTTTGGGGTCTTGAAGAAAACTTTTCTATAGATTTTTTTAAAGGCGGATTTAGTTTAAACGGAATCCCACCAATGGTAAGAAAAAATGTTTTATTGGTTAAGGGGTCTTTTTCAAATAGCCTACCACCTTGGTTAGTAGAAAACCCAGGAATATTTTCATTTATACACGTAGACTGCGATACTTATAAATCTACAAAAACCGTACTTGATCTTTTAGGTCCAAAAAGAATTGTTTCTGGAACACTCATAGTTTTTGATGAATATTTTGGTTTTGCTGGCTGGAAAAATCATGAATTTAAAGCATGGAAAGAATATTGTGATAAAAATAATACAAAATATAAATATATTGCCGTAAGTGGAACTCAGGTATTAGTAGAAATTTTATGAAATTTTATCTAAAGCCAAAACATGATATACTAAAAACATGAATATAACCGAATTGGCACAAAATAAAATTGCTTTTTTTGTCAAAGAGGCACAAGCAGAAAATATAGACAAAAAAATATTTTTAAGACTTGCAGTACAGCCAGGTGGGTGTTCTGGATTAAGATATAAAACATATCTTGATTATGAAATACTTGACGACGACTATGTTTATAATTATAATGATTTTGATTTTAGAATAGATAAGATGTCAGTTCCTTATCTTGAAGGAGCCACTCTTAATTTTGAAGATACTATTGAGAAACAGGGCTTTACAATTGATAATCCAAATGCTCAGGGCTCATGCGCCTGCGGTGATTCATTTAACTAGGGTGGGTAATTAAAATTGTTTGAAAAAAATAAAAAAAATATTTTTAAATTTGCAAAAATTAGTCCAGACTTTTTAGATATTGTGCCAATAAAAAATGTTATTCCCAAATGGTATAAAAACATACCAGCAAAAAACTCTAACGTAAATCCATTTATGCAACATACTGGAAAAATCTGTGTACCGTTTTTAGAGGCCTTCACGACTGGATATACAATGTTGCTACCAGTTGACATATTTGCAACTCCAATACCACAAGGAGGACTATCATTTAAAATTGCTTCTAATAAAAACATTATTAACGAAAGACATCCCGAACAGATGCCAATGCCAATTCCAAACGAATATCATAAAAATCATTATATTTGGCAAATTCCAAATGCGTTTGAGGCACCACCTGGCTATAGCACTGTTGTAATGCATCCATTAAATAGATTTGATTTACCATTTTATACTCTTGGTGGAGTCGTTGATGATTTTAAAATGCCTGGTGGCGGATCCCTGCCAGTTTTTTTTAAAAAAGATTTTTCAGGTCTTTTACCAGCAGGAACCCCTATTGCACAAATACTTTTATTTAAACGTGAAAACTGGATTGCTAAAGAAGTTCCAGAGTTAAAAGATGAAGCAGATCTTATTGGTCAAAAAGCAAGAAATGTTATGTCGGGATACTATAAACAATTATTTTGGAGAAAAAAAAGTTATGAATAATAGATTTAGAAAAAACCCAATTTTGCAATATGAATCTCGTTTGGATACTTATCCAAATACAATTACTCCAGCAAAAAATCATATTCCAGATTGGTATAAAAAAATACCACTTTGGGCAGATAACGAATTTTTTAAAATAGATCGTAAAGATACTATAAAAAGAACTGTAAAAGCCTGTGTACCATTTTTAGAAGCATTTACTCTGGGATATATAATTACATTACCATATGATCTTTATATTAAAATGCAAAACGGAAATCCAGTAATAGTTTGGCCAGGAGCAGTTCAAAATGCTCCAGGAGTTAGAGATTCTGTTGCACATGAAAAATTAGTTCCTTTTGGACATCACAAAATAGAATTTACTTGGAATTATTGTGTAGCATATACAATTCCAAAAGGATATAGTGCCATAGTTACGCATCCATTAAATAGGCACGACCTTCCGTTTACAACAGTAACTGGGGTTGTTGATGGTGGATTAGTGTTATATGCTCACGGCAAACTTCCTTTTTATATTAAAAAAGATTTTGAAGGTTTGATTCCGCAGGGGACACCAATTGCACAGATAATTCCATTTCGTCAAGAAAACTGGTTTGCTAAATTAACAAAAGGAATACTTGCAAAAGGAGACTTGCACAACGAACATACTGGAATGGTATTTAAAGGTTGGTATAAAAATGCATTTTGGAAGAAAAAAAGATATGAATAATATAAAAACAAATTTTAAAAAGTTATTTAAAATTTAACTTTGATATTAAAACTTTCTTCACATTTTTTACAATATGCGGTAGGGCTATTCTTTGTATGATAGGTAGTAGAGACTAAAAAAACCAAACCTTCTTTATGCATATCCACATATTTAGGATCTACAAAACCATATAATATTGGGATTAATTTATTATTGCAATGCGGACACATATCAAGGTCTTATCCTGTATGAGTATTCATTAAGGGGGTCATAATTAATTCCATTAGTATTTTTGTTGTATCGTTCTACAAGAGTGTTGTATCTATTAACAATATCATCTATTACAGAGTTTGCTTTATCTACCGTCCGACTGTGGGCATCTTGTTCTCTTATTAAATCAAGACGACTGCTTGCAATAATATCACTTGTGTATCTTATGCAGTAGTTGCTTTGATCTAAGTTCATCTTACGAGATTGCCTTAAGTCTCCTCCCATAAAAAGCAAAGACACAGAAAGGATTACGACTAATACAGATTGCACCCAGATTATGTTTTTAAGTTTAAAAATCATACATTACTATTATACCCTATCTTGACATAATGCTCAAAGTTTGATACACTTGATCTATATGTCGGCTAATAGAGTTGTTGTTTGTGAAATATGTAATGAAGAAATACAGGTGAGATCAGCAATGGCGTATCAGACAATTTATAATCATATGAGGAAGCATCAGTGAGAAAGCAAAAAAAATTTAAAGAACTTGGTGATCCAATAGATTTAGTTGTGCACACTAAATCTCCTGAAAAATGGATGCTTATAGATAGGGAAACGGGAGAGACCTATCAGGGTAATCCTGGTGGGTACTGGGATAGGCTTGATCCAGTTATTAAAAATAATCATAACTTTACAAAACAAACAGAATAGGATATACTTATAATATGAAAAAAATAATTATAACTTCTTTATTAATTGCATTATTAATCCCAAGCGCATCTGCTCAGGCTGCAACAGAATCATTAAATACTAAAAGCAATAAGTCTTCATGTAAAAGTATTAAAGCAAATTATAAGTCAGAAGTAATTGCTAATTGGTCTAATGGCTTAGCAAGTGATCAAGACGTGTTAAAAGAAATAGATTTAAATATAAAGATGCTTACTTCAAAGCAAAAACTTACAACTGGTAAAATTAAAACAACTATTGCCTCTTGGATTACATCAGAAAAAAATACAAAAATTGCAATAAACAATAAAAATCTTGAAGCAATTAATGCTGCAATGAATTTAAAGATTTCTTCAATTACTAATTTTGACAAATTGTGTAAGTCTATAGAAAAGTAATATATAAAAATATAAGAACCATGGCAGACACTAGTAGCCAAGTTGGTTAAGGCCCCGAACTCATAATTCGGATATCGTAGGTTCAAGTCCTACCTAGTGTACTCTTGGTCTGTAACTCAGTTGGTAGAGTGGCGAACTGTTAATTCGCAAGTCGTAGGTCCGAGTCCTACCAGACCAGCAAACCCATGTAGCCCAGCGGTAGAGGCAGTGGACTTAAAATTCACAAAGCGTTGGTTCAAATCCAACTATGGGTACTAGGGGATTGAAGCATTAAAGTGATGCTCAGGACTTTTAATCCTGAGAAGAAGGAGCGTTACCTTCCAGTCCTACACGCATGATATGATATACATATGTTCTGTGAATATTGTGGGGAAAGATTAATAAATAAAGATTGTTACAACTGTCTTAAAAATGTCAATGCTTTAAGAGAATTTGAGGAAGAAGATGACTAACTGGACTGAAGAACTTAACGATAAACAAAAAGAAGAGGTGTGGAACTTTGTTGTTTTTACTGTTAAAGAAATAAGAGAGCAGATAGCCAAAGATATTGAAGCAACAATTCCACTTTGGAAGTCAAAAGGTTTGTTGAAGTCTCGTAAAACACAAAAAGCATTTGAAGCATCTGCTGCCATTGCTAGAGGGCAGAACGAGCAAATAGATGGCTAATATAGTTTTTCTTGGTAACTTTGAAGTACCTTATAGTAGTGAGAATCATCATGCTAAGTCTTTGGAATCTCTTGGACATACTGTTGAAAAATTGCAGGAGAAAAAAGCGGGCAGTTCAGAAATATTAATGAAGGCATTAAAGTCTGACTTATTCATCTGGGTTCATACACATAGATGGCAAACCCCAGGATCTAGAAACATGACTGGTGTTTTAAATGATTTAAAGGGTGCTGGTATACCAACTATGACCTATCATTTAGACTTATGGTTTGGAATTGAGCGTGAAAAAGATTTAAAGAATGATGACTTCTACACAAGCATTGGTCACTTTTTTGCTACAGATAAGTTAATGTGTGATTGGTTTAATGAAAATACACAGGTAAAAGGGCACTTCTTGCCTGCTGGTGTCTATGATAAAGAGTGTTATCTGCATCAAGATTACGATCCACATAATTTTGAGAATGACATTATCTTTGTTGGTAGTAAAGGTTATCATCATGAACATAAATATCGTCCAGAATTGATAGACTTTTTGAGAAACACATATGGCAAAAGATTCTTACATGTTGGTGGAGACGGTGACACTGGAACTGTACGTGGAGAAGCGTTAAACCGTATTTATGCAAGAAGCAAAATAGCAATAGGTGATAGTTTAAACATTAACTTTAACTATCCTTACTACACTAGTGATAGGTTGTTTGAAAGTACTGGTCGTGGTGGTTTTACTATTTACCCTCGCATTAAAGGTCTTGAAGAATATTTTAAAGATGAAAATGAAATTGTATTTTATGAACACGGTAACCTTGAAGATCTAAAAACTAAAATAGACAAATACTTGTTAGACGGGGTATCAAGAGAAGCAATCAGACTTAACGGACACGAAAGAACTAAACAAGAGCACACCTATGTTCATAGATGGGCAAGCATATTAGAAACTCTAAACATAAAATGAAATATTTAGTTACTGGTGGTGCTGGTTTTATTGGATCAAACCTTGTTGATAAGTTAATTAGTCTTGGTCACGATGTTATTTGTATTGATGATGAGTCTGCAGAATGTCATGAGCAGTTCTATTGGAATGATAAAGCACAAAATTATAAGCATGATATTTGTGATTATGACCTAATTGCACCACTCTTTAAAGATGTTGACTGCGTATTTCACGTAGCATCTGATGCAAGAATACAACCAGCAATATTAAATCCTAAAAAATCTATTCAATCAAACGCAGTAGGAACAGCCAATGTTCTTGAACTTTGTAGGGTTAACAAAGTAGATAGATTAATCTATTCAAGCACATCCTCTTCTTATGGTAAAAAGGCTTTGCTTCCAAACCAGGAAACACAATCACCTGATCCACTAACTCCATACTCTGCTGCTAAAATTTTTGGTGAAAACCTTGCAAGAGTTTATTATAACCTTTATGGATTAAAAACTATATCTCTTAGATATTTTAATGTTTATGGAGATAGACAACCGTTAAAGGGTCAGTACGCACCAGTAATAGGACTATTTTTAAAACAATACCATGAGTCAAAGCCATTAACAGTAGTTGGAGATGGGTCTCAGCGTAGAGATTTTACTCACATATCAGATGTAATACAAGCAAACATTCTTGCATCTGAGGTTGAAAATGGATTTGGGGAAGTGTATAACATTGGGTATGGAAGTAATTATTCTATACTTGATATTGCTAATATGATTTCAAATGATATTAAATTTATCCCGCAAAGAATTGGTGAAATGCAAGAAACTCTTGCGTCTAATGCCAAGTTTAAAGATTTAACTGGATGGATGCCAAAAGTATCTTTAATGGATTGGTTGCAAGATGACTGAAATGGTTAAGGCTATCCTTAATGAAGAATTTGAAATGATACTTCCAAAGCATCGTGCTGATAGACCAGAATGGTACACAGAGATTGGTTGGGAAAGAAAAAGATTAAAATCTATGCATGACAATCTTAGCATTAATGATATTATTTATTATGTTGGTGGAGAAGAAGGAGAAATGGTTGCTTTATGTCAAATTTGGGGAGCAGAAACTGTAATATTTGAACCAAATCCAAAGGTTTGGTCTCACTATCCATTAATTTGGAAGGCAAATAATTTAAAAAATCCAACAGTTTGCATTCCTGGATTTGCTTCAGACAAAAACAATAACCTTACACGTATTTATTATAATGAGTTTCCACCAGAATCAAATTTAGAAATTGAAGCAGCACATGGATTTAAAGAACTATACCTTGAAGGAGATACCTATGGTCAAATTACGATAGATTCCTGTGTATATGATCATGGGATTAAGCCTCCTACGGCAATTTCTTTAGACGTAGAAGGCAGCGAAGGACGTGTTTTAAGGGGCGCAGAAGGCGTTTTAAAGGAGTTTAAGCCTAAGATCTGGTTATCTGGTCATCCAGAATTTATGATGCAACAATGGAATGAATACTTATATGATTTAAGATTTTGGTTGTGGGGGCTTGGATATAAAGAAACATTGCTTGATTATCAACATGAAGTACACTTATTTTATGAGTGATATTAACGCATACCTTTATTCAGTTAAACAAGAAGACTGTGCTGCTGATAAATGGGATTACGGTTTATTAAAACAATTTTTTAATAAAAACAAGATTAAACCAGACAGAGTAACAACTTTGCCTAATGTAGATAGAGCCTTTGTTGTCATTCCTGGACCACAAAATGTAGATTTTGAAGATCAAATATCTGAAGAGTTAAGTAAGATAGGCAGGGTAGTTTTATTTATTACTGGAGATGAAAGCGCTACTTTTAAAGTTGATAAGATAGAGCATAATAATATTGAGATTTGGATTCAATACCCGCACAGAAAACATTCACAATATAATAAATTAGCGTTAGGTGTTCCACAACATTTATCAAGTAATTTACCAGAGTATCAAGATAAATCGTATGATGTATTTTTTTCAGGACAGATAACACACCAAAGAAGGCAAGAACTTGCAACTGTTATGCCTGATATACCAAACTCTTTTTATAATCCAACTACTGGTTTTGCAGAAGGATTAAAACCAAAACAATACTATGACAAAATGTTTTTGTCAAAGATTGTTCCTTGCCCTAGTGGAGCAATGGTTGTTGATTCATTTAGATTCTATGAAGCAATTGAAATGCTTTGCTTGCCTATAGGAGATAAACTAGATTCAAAAATGCAGCGCACAGATTTTTTTAATTTTTTATTTCAAGGTGAGCACTCAATAAATACTGTTGAAAATTGGCAAAACCTACCCAAGTTATTACCTGAATTATTAAATAACTACACATCTGAAATGCATCAAGTAGTTTGTTGGTGGATTAAATATAAAAGAGATTTGTTTAATGAATTAATGAGGCAGGTAAATGCATAAAAGAGATATAACAATTGTCATGGCTACTTCTGTAATTTTAGATCACCCAAGTACAAAAATGATAGATCAAACTATTAGTGATATTCGTGTTCATTTTCCAGACAACGAAATTATCATGCAGATAGATGGTCTTAGGGAAGAACAAAAAAATCGTAAAAAAGATTACGATGAATATAAAAATCGCATTTTATGGAAGTGTTTGCATGAAGATAAGAACATCCTACCTTTTATATTTAAAGAGCATAGCCATCAAACCAATATGATGCGTCAAACAATTACTGAAGTTAAAACACCGCTCTTGCTTTATGTTGAAGGAGATGCTCCTTTGACTCCAGATACACCAATAGACTGGGATAAATGCTTGGATATGTTTGAATACAATAAGGCAAACACTATTCGTTTTCACTATGAATCATTTATACCAAAAGATCACGAACACCTGATGTTTGGGCTAGAAGATGGCTTTATGAAAACCATACAATGGAGTCAGCGACCACATCTAAGTAGAAAAAAATACTACAAAGATATTGTGCTACCAAGATGTAGAGATAAATTTTTTATAGAAGATACATTTCATGGAGCAATTCAAGATGATATCTCTCCGTATGAGGTATTTAATCAAGAAGGTTGGGAGATGCATAAACTTTGGATTTATCATCCAGAGGGAAGCATTAAACGCTCTTATCATCTAGATGGTCGCCAAGGCGGAAGAAAGTATACTTCCGATGATCAAACTTGGGGGTATAAAGAATGAGACTAGGAATCATAGCAAGATCAGATAATACTGGACTTGGTAATCAAACTAAAGAGTTAGTTAATATGCTTAACCCTGATAAGATTCTTTTAATTGACTCTACCCCGTTTAATAATAACAAACAACATCCACACTGGTATGACCAATATAGTTGTATTAAGACACAAGGTTTTCCGTCTGTTCAACAAATAAAAATGTTTTTAGGAGATGTAGATGTTGTATTAAGTTGTGAAACCTTTTATGATCAAAATTTTGTAAGGTTTGCAAATAGACGTGGTGTAAAAACTATTCTTCAGTATAATTATGAATTGTTTGGTCACCTGTCAAACCCAGAACTACCTTTACCAACCGTATTGTTATCGCCTAGTTTATGGCAAATTGAAACAATTCAAAGCATGTTTGGAGATAGGACAAAGGTAGTTCATCTTCCGCCACCCACTACTCCTGAGTTATTTACAACTGTAAAAAATAATAACATTTTTAAATCACACAATAGACTATTACACATTGCTGGCAAGAAAGCAGCCAAAGATAGAAACGGCACTGAAACTGTAATAAATATGTTAAAACACTCTAAGGCTGATTATGAATTAGTTATTAGAAGTCAAAGTGAAATAGTAACAAATGTAACAGACTCAAGACTAAAAATTGAAATTGGCAATCCAGAAAACAGGGAAGATCTGTATAATGGCTTTGACGCTATGGTATTACCAAGACGATATGCAGGACTATGTTTACCAATGAATGAGGCTTTGCTTTCTGGCCTCCCCGTTTTTATGACAAATGTTTCACCCAATAACCAGATCTTGCCACAAGATTGGCTGATTGAGTCAGACTCTATAGGAAGCATTAGAACAAAGGTTAGAATTAATTTGTTTGAAGCAAACAATGTTTTGTTAGCACAAACAATTGATAAGTATATGTCTATCAATGATAAAACTAACTATAAAGAACAGGCTTACGATTTAGGGTTTAATAACTTTGCACCAACAGTATTAAAAGATAAATACCTAGAACTTATTGCTCAAATTTAGTTTTTTTGTTAAACTTGTCTTTAAGTATTTTATTAAATATACTATTAAATGAACTGTCTGCACTAGACAAATATGTATGATCATCTATGTTTAAATTATAAGACTTAAGAACTAATGGTCCAGAATTGTAAACCTTAACGTCTTCCATTTGTGTGCCACCGACATTAAACTTGTTTCCATATATTGATCTCCATAGGAATTGATCTAAAAGTTCTAAGACTATCTTTAATTTTTCTTTTTCCATAATCATTGGAACGTGTAGTTCATAGTCTAGTGGGTTCTCAAATCCCAACGCTTTAAGTTTTTTATATGTGCCTGAAAGTTTTCTGGTGTATTGAGAGTTGCCATTTAATTTTTGGTATAGGTTTATCTTATCTAATAGAAAACCACTGTGAAAATTTTCTATTCTGTCTATTTTTTTAATAATATAAAAGTCATCATTCATTAAGATAAATGATTCTGATATTTCTTGTGAAAAACAAATTGTTTCTAAATTTTTTACAGCATTTTTATACTTTGATTCTTTTTGTTCTACTTTTATGTAATTGCCAACATACCAATCAGGCTTACCGCCAACAACCCATACGTTTGTTTCTGGAAAACTTTCAACGACAGATCTAATTGAATACTTCAATTCTTCGTTTATTCCATCTTTACATATATATACAAAGTCCATACTTCTCCATTATAAAAATTAAGAAAGGCGAATCTATTTTAGTAAATTCGCCTCTCCTAATTAACTAACTACTTCTTTTTAGCAGCAGCCTTTTTCTTTGCTGGAGCCTTCTTAGCAGGTACAATCTTGCTAAGTGCATCCGAAACGGCACCTGTATCTGGCAATACGCCAAATGCTTTGTCGTTAGGATTTAGTGCTCTCAATGCGACTGGTGCTAAAGCAGCAACTAGTGCAGCCCAAAGATCTTTTGGATCTGTTACGCCAGCCATGTAAAGTGCAATTACTGAACCAAGGACAGATCGTCCGTATGATGCCAGCATTGCCTTTGCCTTATCGTTTAATAAGTTATTCATTATTCCTCCTAGGATATAATCTGTGTTAGTGTTTTATAGCCAATCCATAAACCAATAATTCCTGCGACTCCCGCAAAAACTGGTGGTGCTGGTACTGGCAATTTGAATGCTGCGAACACGACACCGCATCCAAAACCTGTGATAATTGATAACAGAACATCTTTCATGTTATTTTTTCTCTTGACCAATCTCTGGTAAAAGCGCTAAAAGTTTCTCAGAATAGTTGTCCAAACCTCTTACCTTCAACTCGTCAGAAACCTCTTTAATGGTTTGCTGTGACTTTTCAATATATTCAAATGCCCAGTCTCTAGAGTCGGACAGGAATTTTATAAAATTTTCTTTATGTAATGTATCGTCAGACATATTAATACCACTGTTGGCTTGAGAGTTTAACTCTTCAAGTGCCCTGTTTTTTATAAAAAGTTCAGCCAATAATAGGTTAGACTTTTTTAGTTTACTAAGCGTTGCCCAATAAGATAGCCCAAAAGAAAAGGAGAGGGTGGCAAAAAATACCAAAAATATCATTTCCATACTATCTATTGTACCCTACTCTGAACAGCGTTAAAAGTCATCTTCTTCAATGTCAAATAGTTCTAAGTCTGATAATTGGCTAAGTCTTGAAGCAAAAAATAAACTAATTGTAACAAGAACAGATATGACTGATAATATAAATATAATTATTTTCTTTTTCATTTTGTTATTGTTGCTCCACATCTTAGACAAGCATTATAACTTTTTCCAGTAAATGGACATGACCCAGCATCAACAAGGTTATGTGATTTTATCTTACAAATAAAAAATAATGCAATTTGTTTTATCATTTTATTGCCTCTCTGGTTATTAAAACTATAGCACCACACTCTTCTAAAGCCTTTTTTAATTTTACAACATACTGAAGTGCTGATATTTTATCATCATGCACCATGTGCAAAAATTTTCTTTCATCTAATTTTATCGTAAGGAAGTGCTCGTTGTCAATAATCTCCACGCCAAATCCTTTAGGTGGTGTAATTGAATGCACGGCCATTCTCATAGTATCTGTATACATCTTTATTCCATTGTTAGGGCTTGCCAGGTAGTTGACCAGTCTTGTTTAGTTTTATGTTTATTAAATTCTCTTGAAACTTCTCCACCTTCTAAATAAACACCGCCCCAAACTCCCCACTCTTTTCCTGAAACACCATTGGCAAAGCAAACTTTTCTAACTGGGCACTGCTTACAAAGTGCATCAACGCCATGCCTAGAGTCTTCTTGATCTTCATATTTATCAAAATATAAGTTTGTATCAAGACCTAAGCATATAGCCTCATCTTTCCATAAATGCTGTTTCAAGGTTAATCCTTATACTTATTTGGTATATCCCAACCATTACGACCAGGCTTATAAATTCTATGCAGATACCACTTGTTTTTTACTCTAATCCCCGCAGGAGAGGTTTTTGCTGTATCAGATTCTTTTAAATCAATTACATCCCACGCATGCCAAATAAGGTTTTCATTCTTACTTACAATTTTTTCCATTGTATTTAAACTTCTAATAATCATTTTTTCTCCTAATATTTAAAAAGACCAACGTCAATGTTGTTTGCTTCTGCAGTTAAAACCAATTTTGATTTGGTTTCTTTTGGATTACTTAAAAAAGCAAAATAATTAATTTGATTTATATTTTCGCTCAACCATGCAGGTGCTACGTTATAAAATTTAATCTTTTTGCCTCTTGCCTTCATTCCACGTTCTGATAAATTAGAAAACTCTGAAACAAAATTATTTATTTTTGATGGGCCAGCGGAGTAAATAATAAATTCATTATCCTCATCTTTCATTCCTGACAAGGCAACACTCATGGCACGTAAAAAGATGTTGTACTGGTTAAACTCTTTCGTTCCCTGCACTGCCACTATCATCTGGTCCCACTCCTTGTTTTAAGTCATCAAGTATTGATAACATGTTATCTAATTCTTTTGTTGACATATTTTCAATATCTAATGGTTTTGCTGTATCTTCATCTATCCTGCCGTTAATAGCATTAGCAGTATAAAAAACATTATCTAATATCCAATATGCTTTATCTTTTTCTATTACTACCTTTAACATGTTTTTTTGAACATGTTTTTGAGATTGAGTAATAAACTTAGGCTTCTCAAACCTTTGTTTTGGAATAAAATCTTTAATCATTTCATAAATATCACTTTGCCGATATTTAATTTTTTTTAAAAATGATATTCTTTTTTTATTTGATATCTTAATTATAGACCAGTAAGCCAGCAATGTCAAGCCTATAACTAATAGATATTCCATTTTATTTAGTCTTTTTAACTGATTCTTTGCTCAAACCTAAAACCATAGAGTTAAGTTTATTAACTTCAAGTTGTAGTTTTAATGACTCTAGTTCTACGTCAGATAGTTTTTGCTTATAGAATGATATTAACTGAATTAATTCATTTTTTTCTAGATTATCCATACGCCCCCCTTACTTTCTTAGATCAAAGGCAGTTCCCTGCCAAACCTTTTCTACTTTCTTTTTTTCTCTTTCTACAATTGCACGGCTCCATGAAAATCCTGCATCGCCACCCCAAGCATCCCACATAATTCTGCCGTTAGAAGGGAACTCTGGACCATCATAAAACCCTTTGCCTTTTTTATCTACTTCGTGACGGGAAAAAAAAGAAAACATTCTTTTAACAGTACTAAGAGACATTGCTGATCCATTTACAATATCAGTTGCACGACCCCAACCCACTGGAGTTCCTGCACCAGTTGCTTTACCATCTGCTTTCCACTTTAAAGCACGACGAGCAGCAGCCTTCATGCCAGATGTAGGTGTGTATGTATCAGCCATTTTTCTTATCCTGTTTTTGTTGTTTAGCAACACGCTTTTCTTTAAGAGTCATTTTTGGCTTTTTCTTTTTATTAGCATTTCCCTTTTGTTCTTTATTTGCCATAAGTTACCCCTGTCTTTGTTTTTGGATATGGACCAAGGTCTGCTTTAACAGTACCATCTTTTCTTAAACGAACAACCCTACCATTTTTTATTTGTGTAGGGTTAAATGCTGTTGATTTTTTCTTTGGCATTATTTTTCCAATGTCAAAGGATTAAATGCTCCACCCCAAATACTTTTGGTTGTAGATTGTGATTCTGACTTATATGTGCCACCACGACGCTTATATTCTTGTACTACCCAAGAATTTGCTACTGCAGATGGATAAACATCAAACTTGTCTTTTGCTGCTTGTACAACTGCTGCATAAAGTTTCGGATTGGACGGCTCACTTCCACCACTTCTTGGTTTAATAAAATCTTCATATTTTGGTTTTGCTTTCCCCATGTTGTTATCCATTTCATTTAATTTACCAACGGGAACGCAATTAGGAACCATGCGTCCACCCTTTTCTTTCATGCCACGTTGCTCATATCCGACCCAACACTTTTTTTCCATGTTGTCCCATTTATCTTCATCTTGATTATCTGAGTTATAAGATTTTCCTATTTGAACAGCATACATGTTTTCCATATCAGATTGCGATAACACCGTTGGAATTCCAGTTCCATTTGATCCCATTTCTACTACCATATCAACAGATACAGATAGTGATTCAATCTTTACAACTTCTGACATGCGATGATAAAAAACATATGGCTGTTCGTCCCATGCGCCATCTTCTGCTTTATAGGCACGAACAATAACTGGTTTGTCATCTTCAGCATATTCCATTGAGTATTCAGAACCAGGAAGACCAAGTAAGCCAGGATTAGTCATAACATATTCAACACGACCAGCCATGATTTCATTATCCTCATGATGAACAAACATTACGAAATCGCCTTCTACAATATTACTCATGCTTTTATTATATCAGAGTTATTTCTTGCGAGTTAGACGTTTAAGTTCTTCTATAGCCCAAACGTCTTGCTTGCGTAGTTTTGACATTTCTACGGGATCAAAAGATTTATCTGTAAGAGTCACTATTGGCTCTTTTGACAAGAAATCTATGTCTACATAGGCTCTTTCCCATAAAGAAAGTATCTCAGCATTAACTCTGTTGAGATGATCGTTGTAAAGTTCTGGCATTAATTCTTTAATTTTAGGGGTAAATGAATATAGTAATGATCCGTTTTCAGAATCAACACCTGCGACCTCTAAGCCACCTTCAAGTATTAACTTTTCAATCATTTCATTTTCACTTGAAGTCATAGTTTTACCATCTGGGTTAAATATTCTCTTGAATAGTTTTTTCATTATCCATTGTTTATAAAATTTATTAAAGATTGTTTTGTCTGATTACCCATCATACGATTAATTTCACAACCATCTTCAAATAAAACAAATGTTGGAATAGAACTAATTTGAAAAGTTATAGCCATTTCTCGTTCTATATCAACATCAATCATTTGAAACATACCAGGAAAAATATCTCTATTGATTTCTTCTACAACTGGTTTTGTTCTTTTGCAAGATGGGCACCAATCTGCAGAAAAATAAACTATTGACTTTTCTTTCATTTCTTTGACCTTTCTCTGGCCTTTTTAAGAACTTCAAAATCTTTAACCTTGGTATCTCCAAGATAACCCCAAGCATAGCCATCACTAATCATCTTATTGTTAATAGATTCTGATTCTCCATTAATATATACCCAACCAAGAATACGACCATATTTTTCTGATGAATCCATTTTTTCTGTACGAATTACAACTGACTTAGCATCCTTAAGTTGTTTCTTTAAATATTCTTTAGCCTCAAGACCAAGAGCCTTTTCAGCCTTATCTGTTGTGCGTGATTCTGGCGTATCAATACCTGCCAAACGAACACGGGATGAAAATAAAATATCAAACCCTAAATCAATAATTACATCAATGGTATCTCCATCAACAACATTTTTTACTTCTCTAACAAAATACTCATACATTATATACCTCCAACGGTTTTATCTTTAATAAGTTTTTCACGCTCATCAAGAATTTCTACTAAAAAAGCCATCATTTTGTTGTGTGAGTCAGGGTTATTCATTATTTTTTCATAATGATGATTACAGAATGTTAGTTGTCCCGATAAACCTTTAACTCTAACTAAGGCTTGTGCTTCACACTTGTCGCAGCGATCATTGGCATTTAGTATGTATTTTTTTGAAACTACGCTTGGATGATCTTCAATAGTGTTAGTCATACTCATATTATACATCTACTTTCTGTTGTCGGTTGAATAAAATCCACTACCATTGAAAATTGCAGTAGTAGCACTCCAAAGCCTTTGCATAGATTGATTACAGCATACTGGAAATAGTTCTTCATCAAACTTTTTTTCAAATTCAATCTGTGAAGAACAAATAGAGCATTTGTAGTCATATCTTGGCATAAACTCTCCTATAGTTATATCTAAGTATATCAAAAAATAGGCAGTTTTACAACATGCCCAGGTTGTTATTTTTTATTTTATTTTAATTACTTTAGGTTTTTTGTCTTCAGGAATGACACGAACAACACTAATTGTTAGTAATCCATTTTTTAGTTCAGCACTAGGTACTTCCATATATTCACCCAAAGCAAAAGATCGTACAAATTTACGACCAGCAATTCCTTTGTGAACAACTTCGGCATCTGCAACCTCTACAATTTCACCTTTAATTACCAGGGTTCCATTGTCTACTGATACATCAATATCTTCTTTTGTAAATCCCGCAATAGCAAGAGATAGCCTATATGTATCTTCATCTAATTTAAGAAGATCATACGGAGGATATGATTGTGAATTTATTTTATGTGCTGTATTTAAACGGCTTAACTCTCTGTTAAAGCCAATAAAAAAAGGATCATTGAATAGATCCATTGCAAACTGTGTTACCATTTTATTCCCCTTTCAAGCGAATAAGTTAATGTATCCCCATTTGGCAGATACATTATAATTATATCATAAGTTTAATCTAATAAATTTTCTTTAATTTTATTTAAAATCCACTTTTTCCCTTTAAATTTGTCATACCACACATCCATTGTTGGAACCCTTCGGCTTAAATTAAAACTATCTGCACGTCTAAGTGATTGCATCATAGCACTTAATTCAGGAACATCCCTAAATTGTTTAAATTCAATTTTTTCTTTAGTGTTAAACGTTAAATAATATAAAACATCGTTGTTTTTAACAACAAACTCATCAAATCCATCTTTTAAAATAAAAGAAAATTCTAAATTACGAAAATATTTTCCTATGTCAAACGATCCAGGAATGATCATGCACCTTTTTGATATTTCATTTTCTTCAAAAATTGGATGCTGATAGGCGTTCATTATTAAACTATCCTCTTCTGTAAAAAATATATATTTATTTTGATAACCAAAAAATTTTTTATCTATAGATCTAACAATAATATGTTCATCAAAAAATCTTTGACCATGGTCAAGAGAAACACATTTATTGTTTTGAATTTTAAATGAATAATCATATATTGACTTTACTGCATAAGTATTTGCTAATGTTTGATTAAAAACTGGACAATGATTAAGTGCCATTGGATGATTTCGTTCTACACTTTGAATTCCTTTAGAAGAATAAAATCTTTTTAATACTTTTTCTGGTTCATCTGCTTTTACCCATTCGTTTTCCAAACAAGCCCAATAAATTGTTATTGCCATTTTTCTCCTTTATTCCATTGTATCATGTTGAGCCTCCTGTAGGATTTGAACCTACGACAACCCGCTTACAAGGCGGGTACTCTGCCACTGAGTTAAGGAGGCAGTACCCCCAAGGGGAATTGAACCCCTGCTACCACCGTGAAAGGGTGATGTCCTAACCACTAGACGATGAGGGCATAGAGCGGATAGCGGGAATCGGACCCGCACTTTAACCTTGGCAAGGTTACGCACTACCACTATGCAATATCCGCTAACGACATTAAATTATAAAAGCCAACTTTGAAGCAAACGAGTTAACTTTCGTATATTTTGTTTTATAACAACGGTTGTCCCATTATTAATAATTGTTTCTAATTGTTGCTCTGTAACCTTTTGAGTTAAAACAAGGTTATCGGTAACAACATCAGTAGAATTTTGTGTTTGTGTATTATTAGTTGCATTTACAAAAACACCATTATTGCTTAATTCATTTTCAAAAAATAATATTTCAAAAGATGTAATTAAATTAAATCCTTCTGTTTGAATTATTTCTGGTGCCAGAACTTTAGAAACAACAAGTTTATTTTCTTTTACATCAAACGTTTTTTCTGTATTGTTATATGTAACTGTAATGCTATCGTTAGTGCTGTAATGACTAATACTTCCATCACTTTTTGCTTGAGTTTGTAAAATAACACTACATCCAGTTGAACAATAACCATCATCAGTTGTGTATGTTTCTCTATTAGAAAATTCTCTAACGTTGCGGACAATGGTATTACGAACAATGTTATTTTCATCAACTAAAGCAAATCCAGCCAAAGTATTTAGGGTAATTTGTGTTGAAGTTGCTATTGGAGTTGCAGTTGGCTCAGGCGTAGGCGTTGGCGTAGGCACTGGCGTTGGCGTTGGCGTAGGCACTGGCGTTGGCGTTGGCGTAGGCACTGGCGTTGGCGTTGGCGTAGGCACTTGCGCTGGCTTTGGAGGACAGATTGTGTCCGTAGATGCAGACCAATTTGGACTTGCAGAAGTCCCCAAATTTTTTCTTACATATACAAATGAACAATAGGCTGTTGGCCCACCAGGAACTCCATAGTCATGCAAACCACGAACGGTTACATTAATTTCAGTTCCAGGATCACTGCATGGCAAATCACCAAAAGTATTAATTCCTCCTACTGTGTATGTTCCAGTAGAGCAAACCTCAGCATTTGCTGGTTGTGATTGAAACAATCCCAAAAAAAATGTTGCTGTAAGTATAAACGTTATCTTTTTCATTTTATTCCTAATCTATTTAAGATATCATCAATCTGATGACATGACAACATGGGTCGCCACCTGCTTCCCATTCTTCTTGCTCTTCTTCACCCATATATTCGTATCCACCATCGTGAGTATTGCAATAAGGGGGTGTTACCCAACCTCTTTCAATACCGTTTTCAAGCCAGATACCAAACTCTTGTTCTTCTGCAGACAAATCTTCTTTATGCTTATGGTTCATATATTAAGTATAGCGCTAAATGCTTACTACGTCAACTGGCCCCATACAGGAGGGGCTAAATTTAATAGCAGAATTTACTGCTCCGACAACTCTTTTACGAGCATCTTTTGAGTTTTCTGTAGCATTTAAGTATCCGTATGCATATTCTGCACCTGACCCCATTGCTAAATAATCTAAATTATATTTTGATAATGACATATCTACCGAACTGTGTTCATATATCTGTCCTCTAATACAAATAATAAGACCAAGATCACCTTCTTTAGATGTATCAACCCACCAATCATTATAAAAATTTCTTAGTTGTTTAATAAACTTAGTTTGCATAAATTTATCTGTATCTTTTATATCTGGCACATATGGATTAAAGTTATAGCGAATACGCTCACCGTCTAATGCTCCAGCGTATCCAATTAAATATGGGCCAAGTTTCCAAACCTTTGGTGCTGTTAAAGAAAGAATTGTATTATCATCAGAGGCACCACGATCTCCAGCCATAAAGATTTTTCCTTCATGGCGAACTACGGCTAATACTGTCATACGAAAATCCCCCTAGAATATACTACTTAAGTATACCAAACCCTTTTTGCTTAGTCAAACACCTTTATTTAATAGTTTGACCACATGCTGAGCATGTTTTTGCTTTATTTTGAGATTTTTTAGCAGTTGCAGTAGGGGCAGTTGCTCCAAATTTTGGACGACCAAACCCAACTATTGAGATTAAAACTCCAGCCTTGTTCTTTTTATAAGCACGAAGTTGTTTGCAAACCTCTCCACCATTTCTTTGACTTCCAGATTTCTTTGAAGAAGTGTTTCCTTCAATACACCAAACAGTTCCATCTTCATTATCTTTAACAACAATGCCAACGTGACTAATACGATCAACGCCGTCTGAAGGAAAATCAAAATAAGCAATATCGCCTGGTTCTGGATCTGCTATGTCAACATCAATCCATTGACCAGCCTTTTTAAATGCTGCTGCGCCACCTGGAGTATAAACAGTGTTAGGAATTTTTACGCCAGCCTCGTTGCCACACCAATTAACAAATGATCCACACCAAGGTTGGAAGTTAGCCTTTGTATAAGAGCCGTACTTTGTTTCGTTGTCTTTTGGTCCTTCAATAGTGCCAATTTCTGCTGTGGCAACTTCAATTAAACGTGCTGCTGTACCTTGATCTGCCATTTTTACTTATCCCAATCTGTATCAACTGGTTGTTCTTCTGGCATTGCCCCGTCTGGTTTTGCTGCTAGACGTGCTGCTGTTGCGTCAATTTCTGATTCTAATTTCTTATCTGCTTGCATATTTTTAGCATCTACTTCTTTATTTGCTATTTGTGCAGACATTACATCTTTAGCGCCATCTTTGCCAATTAATATACCCGCAAGTGTTCCAGTAATAAATGTTGCAACTGAGGATAAAACATTAAAGAACATCTTGTCGTTTTCTGACACATTACCCAGTGGTTGAGTTACAAAAACCAAGGCATATAAAATACCCATTGTTGTAAATAGTAAAATTGCCCCCAGTGTTAGTCCAAGGAAAAACTTTAATCTTGCGTCTAACTCATTTGAAGTATATCTTTGTCTCATTTTGCTACCTCTCTTGGATCATAACCATAAATATCATTTACGCATTCTCCATACCCTAAACAAGTTGGTGGATTGCATGACTCTTTATTCCAGTTTTCTGGATCTTGACAATCATAGCGATACTTATTAGAGCATCCAGTCAAGGATAAGGCTATTAATGATATAACTAGTAGGCTACGAAGGTTTTTCATAACCTTTATTATACTATACTATTGCTATTTGTCTTCTTTACGAATCCCGATGGTTGCAAACCATATGGCTACTGATGCTAGGGTTACGTACCCAACCACCGTCTTTGCGCTACCCTCTAAAACCACCCATGCTACAAAGAAGCCAAGGAATGTAAAGTTTTCGTTTAGGGCTGCCATACCCCATTCTTTTAACTTTTTCATTTTATCTCCTTCTTCTAGGTGCAGCAGCAACAATTATTTGACCAGCAATAATTGTTACAACCACAATATCTTCTGCTTTTTCACGTTCTGGAATAGACATATCAGCACCTATGCTAAGCAAGGCTTTGCCTAACTCACATTTTTGCTCTTCTGTCAAACCTTCAATTGCTTCATCTGGATTAAAACAAGTAGCAACTGCACCTAATAATGCTGCTGGATTTTCTAGTACAAGCAATGCTGAAGCCACTTCTGCAGTAATAACAACAGGGTTACCGTTAGCATCTTCTCTTACTTCTACTGGTATTAATGGAGGAAGATCACGATATTCAAGTCCCGCCGATTCTATGTTTGCAGCAGTTACAGGTGCTCCTTCTGCTGCTGTTATCAATACATCTGAAACTAAATCTTTTTCTGCTAAGGTGAAAGACCCATCCTGAGTTAAAGCATCAGATAGATTATTTACCTCTGAAGTAGTGATATCTCCATCTGCAGATAATGCATCTACAATTAACGCTGCTTCATTTGCAGATAATCCACCTTCAGATACAAGTGCTTCAACTAATGATGTAACTTCTGAATTTGTAACTACCCCATCAGAATTTAAAGCATCTAGAACTAAGCCTGACTCATTTGCGGTTAAAGTTCCGTCTGATATTAAATTATCAGTAAGTGTACTAATTTCTGAAGATGTTATTTCTCCATCAGACATTAAGGCATCCAGTACTGCTTCTGCATCTGCTGCTGTTAAATTACCGTCAGCAACCAGATCTTCTACAACTGAAATAATTTCTTCAACCGTTAATGGTGGTAATTCTTCAATAGCAGGAGGTTCAGGCTCTACGACAGGTGGCTCTTCAACTACAACAGGTGGCTCTTCAACTACAACAGGTGGCTCTTCAACTACAACAGGTGGCTCTTCAACTACAACAGGTGGCTCTTCAACTACAACAGGTGGCTCTTCAACTACAACAGGAGGTTCTTCTGCAGGTGGCTCTGGCATAGGTGTTGGATCAGATGGTTGCTCAACAGGAGGCTCTGGAGCAGGTGGCGGTTGAATTGCTCCACCACCATTTAAATTTGCGCCTTGAGTAGCGGGTATAGAAACAACAACTTCTGCATATTCACTTACAGGCCCTGACCAGTTAGCAACTCTAATAGAATATGTAGCACCTTGTGTTAAACCAGTTAATTCAATAGATTCTGGAGCACCACTTGTATTATAAGTACCACCTTCATATGGATTTTCTGCACTAGGATCTTCAGTTTCTACCTGATAAAACCAAGTATTTGCTGCATACCCTGTTGGAAGTTCTGGCGCTATGGTAACTGTTGTACCCTGAACGACTGTTTCTAAAATTATTGGAGCAGGAGTAGGAATATTAGTGCTAATTGCTGTAATTAACTCTTGAGCATTTGTATTTAATTGTGTTTGTAAATTTGTTTTACTAGATACCGCTGAGTTTACGGCATTAGTTAAAGATGTTGTATTAATAGCATTTATTGCTGATGTGTTTGTAGTATTTTGAGCAACTACTGGAGTAAGACTTGAGTTTAACTG